GACCGACCTCGAAGCGCTGGTGCGGGAGATTGACGCCGAGGTGGGGCAATCGACCGAAGCGGTGGAAGCGGCGGCGGCGAGTGTCGTGGTGGCGTTGCGCGCGCGCGGCTGGACGTTCCAGATGATTGCTGAGCGGATGGGGCAGCCGGAAGAGCGGGTGCGCGCGTGGCTCGCGGTCGGCATCGACGCCGACATGGTGGCGGAGACGGAACAGTTCCTCGACAAGTTTGCCGTGCCGGCGGCGGCGGACTTGGCGTATCGGGCGGTGCTGGACGGCGATACCGCGATGGCGAAGGAGCTGTTGCGCGGCCGGGGGCCGTTGCGGAAGGTGCTGAAGGAGCCGGGGCCGAAGGGCGTGACGGGCACGGGCGACCCGGCGAACGCGGGACCGCCGGTGCTGAACCTGCAGATCAACGTGCTGCCCGGGACGCCGGGCGCGACCGTGGCGGTGGGCAGTGTGGTCGGCGTGCCCAGGCTGCCCAAGCCCGAGCCCGTGCCGGCGGACGAGGCGCCGCCGGTGGTCGTGACGGCGGGCGAACCGCGCGCCTGAGTGTCAAATCTCTGGCATTGCGCGCCGATTGCGGATGGGTGTAGGGTGTCGAAACCTGCGCTGGGCAGGCCATCCACGGGGAGACGACACCATGCGTGAAGGGTTGAGTATCGGCGAAGCAATCGAGGCGATGCGGCAGGGGCGCCGCGTGGCCCGGCACGGCTGGAACGGCAAGGGGCTGTGGCTCGAGCTGCAAGTCCCGGACGAGTTCAGCAAGATGACCCGCCCGTACGTGTTCCTGAACTACCCGCCTGTGCTCGAGGCCATGAAGGTCGAGCGCGTGCCCTGGCTGGCTTCGCAGACGGACCTCTTGGCCGACGACTGGTTCGTCGTCGAGTAACGGCCATGAACGAGCAGGAGTTCTATCAGCGATGCGCGATCGAGGCGATGGGCGCGCTGATCCGCAACTCGAACATGGACACGCTGACCTTTGGCGGCGAGCTGAACAACCGCGCTGAGGATATCGTGTCGGACGCTGAAGAGATCGCGGCCAAGATGCGGGACCACCTTCGCGATCTCTGCGCGTTCGACGACGAGTAGCGCGATGCATCCGGGCAACCCGCATGCGTTGAACGACGCGGCGAAAGGCCAGATCCTCGACAACCTGCTGCGCGACGGCGCGATCACGCCCGAGGCGCATGCGACGTTGGTCAAGGTCGCGACGAGCAGCGCGGCACACGAACTGCTGCGGCAGGCGTGCGCGGGGCATCCCGACAGCCGCGAGCATTGGGACGCGTGCCCGATGTGCCAAGAGGCATTCGCGCCACCCGCGCAGGAGGGGCGATGACTCTACGGCAACTGTGGTGCGCTATGCGTGGGCACGCGGGCGTGCGGGTGCGGTATCACGACGGCCACCCGCACCTCACCTGTAAACGCTGTGGGCGCGAATGGAGGGATAAGCGATGACTACGCCACGGTGCGGTCCGTGCGATGCCGCCCGCGCCGAGGTGGCGCACACGCACCGCGTTGGCCTGCACCCTGATGGCCTGCTGCAACAAGCGAATGAGCGGTTGACAAACGAGGTGAAGCGGTTGGAGGCCGAGGTGGCGCAGGCCCGTGCGGAGCTACAGGCCGCCCTGCTCAATGAGGCCCACCCCACCGCCGCGCAGGAGGGGCGATGATTCTCACGAGACGCCAGCTCTTCGCGACACTCGCGACGGCAGCGTGGGCGCCGTTCCTTGGACAACCGCGGACGGCGGTGCCGATGCGCCGGATCTCCGCCCGCGTGCCCATCAAAGAGGATGCGTTCGTCGCGTACTACCGGGCGAACCTACATCTCGCCCTCGACCACCCGGCGCAGGGCGGCTGGATCACGAACATCGACGGCAACACGTTCAATCAAGCGGGGCACTGATGGACACCAGGACCGGCAACATCTACGAGTCGAAAGAGCAGGCCCAGGCCGCGGGCGTGCCGGCGGCGAATCTCGTGCAGGGGCCGTTGGCGGCGTTGAAGAAGCTGTCGGCGATGGTGAAGAGCCGGAACCGGCGGAACGCCGAGCGCAAGGCGCGGCGCCAGCAGCAGCAGCGCAGCAGAAAGGTGAACCGTGGACGACGTTGAACGCTACGAACGGGCGAGTCACGCCGTGCAAACCGGCGTGGCCTATGACCTCGAACATGACCCGAGCAGCGGCACCCCAAAGCATCTCCGCGTCGGCATCAACCTCCGCGCCACCGACCACGCGGCGCTCGCCGGCTTGCTCATCGCCAAGGGCATCATCACGACCGAGGAGTACATCAAGGCGCTTGCCGACGAAGCGGAAGCCGAGGTGAAGCGGTACGAAACTATTCTCTCGGCGCGCGTCGGCGCGACGGTGACGCTACGGTGAGCTGGATCTACAAGCTCCGACAGGCCCGGCTCGCGATGACCGGGCTCCCAGGGACCAAAGCCCAGCACGTTGCGCTGATTCGGTGCGCGTGCGGCGTCGACGAGCCCGAGGCGGAGGCTCTGTTCGAGGAAGTCATGCGCCGGCAGGCTGAGGCGTATCCGCCACCACCAGCAGCAGAACCGAAGGGGTGACACGATGACCGAGAGTGCATTCAACCGGCCGGTGCCGGTCCAGGAACAGCAAGCCGCGCGAAAGGCCGAGCCACGTTCGCTCGCCCGCGAAGCCTACGAAATCGGCAAGGAACAGGAAGCCGAAGCCGCGGCCCAGGCCGAAGCGCTCGAGAACGCGCTGCACGACGACGAGACACCCACCGCGCCGCAAGACGTCATCGACGCGCTCATCGCCGAGAACAACGAGGCCGGCGAACTGTCCCGCGAGCTGACCGAGGCGGAAGCGAGCGCGGCGATCGAAGCGGCGATGCAGCAGCGGATCGCCGAAGCGATCGACAACGACCTCGAGACGCGCGCCCGCGTGGCCGCGATCCCCGTCTCGCCACTCTCAGGCGAACCTGCCAGCACCATCCGCTACGAGGGCACGTTCCAGGGCAACCCGATCGTGAGCGATCCGTCGCTGCCGCCCGGCTTCGTCGGCGCCGTCCACCTGACCGCGGAACAGCTCGAGGCGACCAAGCACCTGAAGCCGGGCGAGGCGTGGGCCAAGGCCGGCGAAGCACTCGAGCCCGAGCCTGCGAAGAAGCCGGAGGATCTGGATGGCTTCTGAACCTCGCAGCTACCCAGGCCCGCAGACCGAAGCGCTCTTCGACGACTTCGAACAGGCGCTCGGCCCGCTGTCGACACTGGCGCCAAAGGTGGAGATCAACGGCGTACATCCGCTGAAGATGGCCCGCGAAATCCATGCGGCCGTCACGGACACCTCAGACTCACTCCAGCGCTGCGTCGAAGCGCTGCAACTTGAGCTGGAAACGGCTCGAGAAGCGCTGCGCGTCGGGATTGGTCTGCGAGCGCCGTTCCGCCAGCGCATCGTCGAGGCATGGCGGGTGCTGCGCGGAATCGTCAACGTCGCCTCGATCCGCCACTACGGCTACTGCGAAGCCGTTCGAGCCGATCGAGAGATGAACGCCCACTCGGCGACTCTTCAGCGCGTCGAAGAAGAGCGCAAGGCGATCGGCGCCGAGCTGCAGCGGTTGCGCGACGAACTGGCGAAGGCACGCGCGAACGAATCTGAGTGCCGACTGCTCATGAACGAAGCCGTCGACCAGCGGACTCGCAGCCTTGCCGACGCCGATCGTCACGCCCGAGAGCACATCGGCCGCGCGGACGCGCTGAACCGCCGGATCCTGCAGATGGAACAGGACGCCAAGCTCGAACTGCAGGTCTGGTACAACCCGAAAGCCGAGCCAGGAACGCGCTGGGAACGCGAGCGCAACTACCCTCCCGGCACCGTCCTCGAGAAGCGCAACGCCGCGGACCAACCCATCGCCCGGTCGCTGGACGGCGGGAAGACGTGGCACGAGGTCAAGGAAACCATCGTAGTTTCTCCTGAGCAGGGATAACCCCGCGAGAGGGAACGCCGCCGGCCACCCAGGCGTGACAGGGCGGAGAGACGCCCCCGGAACGTTCCCCGTGAAACACACAGGAGGTGCCCGATGGCTTGCAAGTCGAAGCGGAAGCGGTAGAATCCCCCGCTGAGGGTGCGACACTCCCGTGCGTGCCACGCTGGGGAGCGCTTTGCGCGCGAGCCGTGCCGCACCCTCGTACTCGAGCGAGGTCGCCATGCCCGTCGCGCTGTTGCCCAATGTGAAGCCGCCGGAACCCCGCAACCCCGCTGATCCCTACTGGAAACAAGCACTGACCGTGCTGAAGAACGCCGTGACGGACCCGGCGCTCGACGTCATGGGCACGAGTCCCATCGCCGTGGGCACCGCCATCACCAAGGCACCCCGCGCGATCGGCGGCATGATGTCGATGCAAGACGAGATGATGCGAGCGCTACGCGGCGCCCGCACCGTGGCCGACGATGTGGTCGGCGTGGTCGACGAGGCAAGCCAGCTTGGCCCGCGGATCAACGCGAGCGGCGAGAGCGCGGCGTCCATGGAATCCCTCGGACGCCGTTCATGGGAGCGAGCTACCGGGCGCCAGCCCGTCCGAATCGACCGCGCCGGCCGCGAAGTGCCGTTCATCGGGGAAATCGGCGACGTGCGGCCCAACCCAGGCGAACGACTCGGCTACCGCTACGGCAACGGCACCTTCGAAGAAATCGCCCGCGGCAAGTAGATGAGTCGCGTCCAGCAGGCGAATGCGCGTGAGCAGTTCACGCTGCTTCACAACCCCTACCAGCAAGCCTTTCTCTCCGCCCTCGACCTTCGCACGCCAGTCGGCCGACACGCCTTTCACCGCTACGCGCTGATCTCCGGACGCCGCGGCGGAAAGACGGTGATCGGCGGTGTGGCCGCGGTGAAGAAAGCGGCCGAGCCCAATACGCTCGGATGGTGTGTCGCGCCCACCTACGGCGACCTGCACCGTTACGTGATTCCGGCCGTGTTCAAGGTGTTGCCCCGATCGTGGCTGCGCCCAGACCGCCACGGCTGGAGCGAATCGAAGTACGAGGCGTATCTGATCAACGGCTCGACGATCGCGTTCCTCTCGGCCGAAGACGAAGAGCGCATGCGCGGCGTCGGCCTCGATTGGCTGTGGCTCGACGAAGCCCGCGCGATCCGCCCGAAGGTTTGGGATACCGTGCGTCCGGCGCTCTCCGACAAGCTCGGGATCTGCTGGGCCACGACGTCGCCGAACGGCTTCGATTGGGTCTACAACACGTTCTACCGACCGGCGCTCGACGGGCCGCGCCACCGCCCTGGGTACTGGGCCGTTCGCTACAAGACGATCGACAACCCCCTCTTCCACACCGACCCCGCGTATCGCGAGGAAATCGACGACGCTCGCGCCACCTCCGATCCGGAGTGGTTCGCCCAGGAATACGAAGCCGAGTTCGTCAACTTCCAGGGCGCGATCTACGCCGGCAAGTTCGAAAAGCTGGTCTGGAACGAAGAGGACGTGAAGCAGTGGATCCCGACGTGGCCGATGATCCCCTCGGATTGGCCGGTGATCGTCGGGCTCGACCCCGGCGCCGACCATCCGTTCGCGGCGGTGAAGATCGTGGCGACTCCGCAAGGGCTCGTGGTCGTCGACGAGTACTGCAAGCGAATGACGTCGTTCATCGACCACGGCGCGCGCCTGAACGGCTGGCGGGCCGGCCACGGTGACATCCGCTGGGGCATCGACCGCAGCGCGGTGCAGGCGCAGATCGAGTTCGCGCAGATGGGCATCATGGCGTCCGCGGCCGAGAACAACGTCCAGGCCGGCATTCAGCGCGCCCTGTCGTGGATGCACACGAAGGGGATCCGGTTCGTCGGCCCGCGCGTGCCGATGCTGCTCGAAGAGATGTCGTCGTACCGCTGGCGCGACAACGTGGCGCCCGGGACCGGCGAAAAACGCAAGGAAGAACCCTACAAGAAGGACGACGATCTCGTCGACGCGCTGCGCTACGCGTTGATGACGTGGCCGCAGCTCCCCGAGGCACGGATTCAGGTCATCGAGCGCCAGGGACGCGTCGTGCCCGAAGAAAGCCGCTGGGCGTGGGAACGCGAGCAACGGCTGCAACGCCGCGAAGAAGGTGTCATAGACTGGTCGCGCGATCTGAGCCCGATCGACCAAATGTTCACGTCGATTCGAGAACTGGAGTACGCATGATGTTCCGCCGCCTCACTCACCAGCTCGAAGTCACGCACGCCGCCCAGGCCGCGACGTTCGCCCTGCTCACGAAGCAGATCGAACAGCAGGCCGCGACGATCGCGTACCTCACCGACGAACTGACGAAAACCCGCATCGCCGCAGCGGTTCAACGCTCGGAGATGACCCAGGTGAAGCAGCAGCTTGCCGCCGCGCAGCGCGATTTCGAGTGGGCGCGCGTGCGACTCAACGGCATCGAAGTCGAACGCGCCGACCTGATCGGTCGCTTGATCGAACGCGCTGGCCCGCCCACGCACTTCCCCGCACCGATCATCGAGTCGAAGCTGCAACCGCCGGCCGTCATGCCCGGCGGGCCGCCCGTGCAAGGCGCAGGCACCGCGATGCCTGACGATCCCGAGAGCCGGTTGCATGCTCTGGTCGATCTGTTCCGCGATGAGCGCGACGACGACGAGAGCGAGCCCGAACTGCCGTCGTCCCGCCCCTCGTAAGGAGTGCGCGTCATGTCCGACATCCTTGATCCGGGCGCCATGCCCGACCGCACGCCCGCCGCCCCGCCCGTCACGGCGCCGCTTCAAGGCCGATCGGCCGCGATCCTGCCCTCTGACCCCTACGCCGACAGCAACCGCAAACGGATGCTGGAGGTGTACAAGCAGTTCAAGGAAGAAGCGACCGATCAGCGCTGGGTATTCGAGCGTCTGTGGTGGCGGAACTTGCTCTACACCGCCGGCCGGCAGTGGATCTACTACGACCGGCGCACCGGCCAGTGGACCGACAAGCGCATGGCGCGCTGGGTGCCGCGGCCCGTCACCAACAAGGTCAAGGATGGTGTCGACTCGCTGCTCTCGATGTTCTCCGCGGTGCAGCTCGCCGTCAACGCGCGCCCGGTCGGCCACGATGCCGGCAACGTCGCGACCGCCGAACTGGTCGATTTGATCGCCCCGTTCATCCACGCCGAACACAAGATGGACGCGACGATGCGAGTCGCGGACCTGTGGAACATCATCACCGGGAACGCGTTCCTCTACGTCCACTGGGACAAGGAAGCCCAGGACGGCGAGGTGGTGATTCCGTTCGAGCAGTGCGAAGCCTGCGGCTTCGTCGCCAGCCCGGCCCAGATCGTCGATTCGAAGAACGTGTGCCCGAAGTGCGGCCAGCAGAAGTTCAAGGCGGCAGTCGGCCCGGATGGTCAGCCGGTCGTCGAGACGGTGCGCGACGGGCGCGGCCGAACACTCGCGCTCAGCCCGCTCGAGGTAGTCGTCCCGCACATCTACCAGAGCTTCGAGCACGTGCCGGGCTGCCTCAGAATGCAGTGGCGCCCGAAGCGCTACTACGAAGCGTTCCACAAGTCGCTCGTGCCGACCTTGCCGTTCGGGAAGAGCCCCAGCGATCACTCGCTGCAGTTGATTCAGGCGCTCTCGACGCACACCGACATTCAGAGCCGCGCCACCTACTTCGGTGCCGCCGGTACCGGCATCACGGAGGGCTGCGCGGAGTACGAGCTGCACCTGAAGCCGACCGAAGAGTTTCCCGAGGGCTTGTGGCTGCGCGTGGCCGGCGACGGCCCGGATCCGATCATCCTCGAGAGCGATACCGAGCGCCCCGGCCCCCTCCCGTTCAAGACGAAGCAGGGCGACCCGCTCTTCACGTTCATTCATCTCAGCTACCAGCCCGTTCCCGGCCGGTTGCTCGGATCAGCCGCGGTCGATCCGACGATCCAGAAACAGGATCAGATCAACCAGCTCGATTCGATGATGCAGATGATCGTGCAGCGCGTCTCGAACCCGATCTGGCTCGAGCCGAAGGGCAGCGACGTCCAGCAGTTCACCGGCGAGCCCGGCATCGTGGTGCGGTACAACGCGCTCGCCAGCGGCGGCGCCAAGCCCGAGCGCATCCAGGGCGAGAACATCCCCTCGAGCCTGTTCCAGCTCCGCCAGCAATACCTCGAAGACTTCGAGCAGGCGATGGGCACGTACGACGTGCTGAAAGGCAGCAAGCCGGCCGGCGTCGAAGCGTTCTCCGCCCTCCAGCTACTCGTCGAACGCCAGCAAAGCCGCTTCACCACCGTGTTCAACAGCCGCGGCGAGGCGTATCGGAAGTGGATGTCGATCGCACTGGAACTCGAACGCACCTTCGGCCCGACCGAGCGGATCATCAACGTCGCACGACCGAACCGCGGTTTCTCGTTCCGCCACTTCGAGAACGCCTCGCTCCATGGCGCCGTCGAGATCCACGTCGAAGACGGCAGCCAGATCCCCAAGACGTCACTCGGCCGCCGCGCCGCGATCGAGCAGGCCAACAACCTCGGCATGATCAACGCCCAGGATCCCGAGCAGCAGTACGCCGTGCTCGGCTCGCTCGGCCTGAGCGATCTGATGCCCTCGCTCGACTCCAACGTCAAGGCTGCGCTCACCCAACAGGATGCGTTCGAGGCGTGGGCGGAATCGCCGGAACTGCAGGCGCAGATTCCGATGCTCGAGCAAGCCGTCGCCCAGCACCAGCAGGCGATGATGGCGTATCAAGCCCAGGCCGGCCCGATGGCCGCCGCCGGCCTGCCGATGACCGCGCCGCCCCCGGTGTTGCCCGCCCTCAGCCCGCTCGAGCGCGAACCGTGGCACAAGGCCACCGTGCACGTCATCGAGCATGAGAAGTGGGCAAACTCGGACAAGGCCCGCGAGATGTTCGAGCAGTACCCCGTGCTGAAGGTGTTCTTCACCGCCCACTACGAGGCGGACCTGCAGGCGATGCAGGCCGAAGCAATGGCCGCGGCCGGCCCACCGACGCCCACTGCCGGCAACGCCCCAGGCGTCGGCCGCGCGCTCGAGCAGTCCAACACGGAGTCAGGCTCAACTGCCGACGTCCCGAGTGGCAACAGCGAAGGCGCGCAAAACGCTGGCCCGCGCTGAACGCTTCGGTGTAGACTCAGGCCACGCCGGAACTCCCCGTCCCAGCGTACCGCGCCCCGCACGACGCCCGCTTCGGAGTCACCCCCGAGGCGGGCGTTCGTGTGTACGCCGTCAGAAACTTGACAGTCGTCAAGGCTTTGGCGCACCCTCTTTCCCGTTCTAGGCCACTCGCGGAACCGACCGCGCAACCAAGGGTAGGGGCACAACGATGAGCGACATGATCGATCCGAATACCGGCGGCGCGCCCGCGCAGACCGGCGGCGATCCGGCAGGATCACAACCTGCTTCCCCAGCAGACGGCGGCCAGACCCAGGGCGACCGCCAAGGACTCGGCAATCCCGACCGATCTGACTGGATTCCTCCGTACCGCTTCAACGAGGTGTCACGGAACCTCGGTACGCTGCAGGAAACGAACCGTCAGCTTCAAGAGCGGATCGACCAGCTCTCGAACAACTACGATCGGATGCACACGGGGCTGAATCAGGCGCTCGGCAACCAGCCGGGCCAGCCGGTCGATCCCCAGGTGGCCCGCATCAGGGAACAGATGTTGACCGTGTTCCCCGAGCTGCGCGCCGTCGTCGAGAACGCGCAAGCCGTTTCGACGATGATCGAGCAGTTCCCCACCGTGCAAGGGCACATGACCGCGACGAACGAACAGCTCGCGGCCAACGCCTTCAGCCAGATCGATGAAAAGCTCGCCGAGGTGTTCTCTGACGAAAGCGGGAAGATCAACCCGTTCGCCAAGCGTCTCGCGCAACAGGGCTTCATCGACTACCTGCAGTCCGACAAGACGGCGTTCCAACGCTACGTCCGCGGCGACAAGACTCTCGTGACCGAGTGGTTCGGTCGGTTCGAAAACGACTTCGTGAACGTGGTGCGCCGACAGGCGCTCGCCGCTGCTCAGAACCGCGGGCAGCGCGTGATGGGACTTCCACGCACGGGACCGGCGACGAGCGTGACGCCGGCCGCCCGGCCACCGAAGCCCCCGGCCTCGCTCGACGAAGCCATCGAAGGCGCGTGGAACGCGATGCAGGGGCAGTAACCCCCATCCGCCAACGCGTCCGAGGGTCCACCCATGCCAGGAGCCGACAGCACTACCCTCGACGGGATTTACAAGGACTGGTTTCGCGATCAGGTCAGCGATCAGACCAACAACCGGAATCCCTTCAAGGATCTCTTCAAGTTCACCACCGAAGAAGCCGGCGGGCGCGAAGTCAAGTACCCGACCGAGGTGAGCCGCAACATCTCGCCGATGTTCGTCGGTGAGGACTCGGCGTTCGCTGACGCCGGCAACCGCGGGCACGTCCAGTGGGCGATCACGCAGCGCAAGCTCATGGCGCGCGTGCGGCTCACCTACGAGACGATGACCGACACGATGTCGTCGAAGGGCGCGTGGAAGCGTGCCCGGCAGATGGAGCTCGACGGCATCATCAAGGACATCGCGCGCAAGGAAGAGTACGCGCTGTGTTCGGACGGCCGCGGCGTGCTCGCGCTCGTCGACGACGCCACCCCCTCGGGCGCAGCCACGGTCACCGTCGACTCGCCCGGCGGCATCACCAACGACAACTTCGGCACCCGGTTCTTCCAGGTCGGCCAGTGGGTCGGTTTCGTCAACCCGGCCACCGGCGCCCTGCGAACCGGCATCCGCAAGATCGTCTCGCTCGCCTCGGACGGCCTGTCGATCACCCTCAACGCGGCACCCGACGCCACCGTCGCCGACAACGACTACATCGTTCAGGCGGCCAACAGCTCGGTGACCGACGTGCTCGACACGTCGTACGAACATGCGTTCTGGGGCATGGTTGCCCACGTCGACGACGGCACGTATCGCCAGAACTACCACGGCATCGACCGCAGCGTGTACGGCGCGCTGCAGTCGTACGTGAAGGCGAGCACCGGCCCGCTCTCCGTCGACGTCATGCAGCAGGTCAGCGACGTCCTCGACCAGAAACTCGGCGGCAAGATCGATCTGCTCGTCGGGCACCACAGCACGCGTCGGCTCTACATCAACCTGATGTCCGGCGACCGCCGGTATTCGGGGAACAGCCTCACCCGCCCGGACGCTGGCACGGTCGCCATGTCCCAGGGTGACCTCACGGTCGGCGAGATCCCGTTCAAGACGATCCGGGACTTCCCGCTCGACATGCTGATGCTGCTCGACAAGGCCAACAGCGGATGGGAGTGCTTCGTCACCGAGAAGGGCAAGTGGGTCGACGAAGACGGACAGGTCTTCATCCGCGCCGGCACGGGCTCGAGCGGACGTGACGCGTTCGAAGCGTGGTACCGCATGCGGAAGCAGTACCACTGCGAGCACCCCGGCTACAACGGCCGGCTGGACGGGATCACCGGACAGACGTTGATCGTCGTCCAGGCTCCCTAGCCTCATCGCTCCCTAGACCGGGGGAGCGTCTTGCCCGCGGGAGCCCACCAGCCGGGGCTTCCGCGGGCGTTTTCACAAGGTTCGGAGGCGCAATGTCCGTTCACTTCGTTCAGGACTTCGTAACCGTCGTGAACCGCACGAATCGCGAGCTGCAGGTGCGCTACGACGGCCAGACGGGGATCATTCCCGCGTATCCGGCGCGCGTGCCCATGTCGCGCATCGCCGCCGATCGCGCCATCGTGCAGAACCGCATCCCAGGCACCGAAAACCCTTACGATCCGAGCGACTTCCAGAGCTACGTCGGCGTGGTCGAGTGGGCCGATCGCGCGCCGATCGATCCGATCGACATGCGCGCGCCCGGCGAGGCGATCGACCGCTCGCAGCTTCCGCCGCATCTCCGCCACGTCGATCTCGTCACGCACGGGCGCCCCAAGGTCGAACGCAGCAACATCGCCGACCCGGAAGGCATGGTGTTCGAGAACCCTGTCGGCGGACGATGACGAACTACGATCCGACCGAGAACCCGTGGAACCTCGATCCGCCGCCCGAGTGGGTGTTGCGGCAACTCGCGGTCTACGACGATCAGCTCGTGCTCTTGCCGGGCATCACCGAACCGCTCTACCGCCTCGCCCGCCGGTCCCACGCCAAGCTCGTCCCGCTCGTCCAGGGCGGCGAAGTCCAGCGCATGATCCGACTCGGCGTCGTGCCGGTCACCAGCATCAAGAAGAACCCGAACTGGTTCGAGCTGTTCCAATGGCTGAAGGACCATGACATCTGGGCAAACGGCGGATGGGAGAAGGTCGCCGACCGCCTCGACGACCTCGACCAGTGTCAATCGCTTGACACAGACGACCGACAGCTAGATGATCTCGGCCATCTCGCGGCCGAGGCTTGGTTCGCCAAGCAACTCCGCTCCGGCGAAGTGACGTTCGTGCAAGGAACGCCCGCGCCGCCCGTCCCGTCCGCTGATGCGTCCCGGCCGGCTGCACCCGACCACGCAGAACAGGACTGACCGTCATGGCCCTCTCCACGTCCGGTATCAACCTCGTTCGGCAGCGCACGTTCGCGGAAACGCGGAAGCCGAAGGTGCAGGCGATGCTGAAGTCGCTTTTCAGCTACCTCGCCCAGCACAAGGGCTCGCCAGATCTGCAGCTCGTCGCGTTCTCCGATCTGACGTCCGGCACGGGCACCGCCATCGCCGACGCGGCGTGCCGCGTGTACGCGATCTTCGCCAAGAAGCCCAGCGCCAGCACGCTCTCCGCGTACTTCAAGGGCTCGGACAGCCCGACGACCGCCAGCGCCACCGCCCCCGAGTTCTCCATGGTTCTCGCGTCCAACGTCGAGGACATCGTGGTGTTCCCTGACGGGCTCAGCATGGCGAACGGCTTCGCCATCCGCTCGGACACGACCGCCGCCGGCTCCACGGGCTCGGTCGCCGCCGACCAGCCGGATGGCTTCGTCATCGTCGGGGCGCCGTAATTCAGCGGCGGCGACGATGCCGGGAACGTGGCGTCAGTGATCACGGATCACGCTGACGCCACGCCCCTCCCCGGCCAGTGGTAGGGACTGCAACGCCGACGAAAGGACACCCGCCGTGATTCGATCGAAGAACATCGAGCCCAACAACTCGTACAACGAGTTCGCGCAGCAATTGCTCACGCTCCCCGTCAACATCGGGGCCAGCCACAACGCCAACGTCGTCGAAGTGGTCATGCCCTGGGCGGGCAAGATCATCTCGGCCAGCTTCCGGTGCTCGCAAATCACCGACGCCGATGACACCGTGCGCGTGAAGGTGATCAAGGACACCACCGATCTCGTCGCCGCCGCCGTCGACCCGACCGCCGCCGCCACGACCACCACGTTCACCCTCAACGCCACGACCTTCGCGGCCGGCGCGATCCTCAAGGGGCACGTCCTCACCGGCGCCGGTGACGCGCTCGTCGGCACGTTCCTGTTCGTCGTGCGCCCGTACCTCGGCGTCGAGGAACGTCTGGGCGCGAGCCTCGGAGAGTCGTAATGCCTGAAGCCGGCGCGCTACTTCGCGGCCAATACAAGCCGTTCAACGGCACGGGCTTCGTTCTCGCGGCGGCAGCCGGCCAGTCCGGTGTCGTCGCCGCGAAAACGGGCCACACGTGCTACATCCAGCGGATCACGATCGGCATCACGACCGCCGCCGCGCAGGCGATCCTCGTTCGTGACACCGCCGGAACCCCGCTCGTCGCCGCCGCGCTCGCAGCCAGCGCGGCGATCGGTCCCTACACCTGGGATTTCGGCGAAGAAGGCTTGGCGATGACCGAAGGCAAGGGCATCGACATCGCCGGCACCGCCGGCCCGGCGTACAGCTACGCGATCATCGGGTACTACCGACAGACCGCGGTACTCACCGAGGCGCAACACAAGGCGTCGTAACGCGCGGGAGCGACCACGATGGCAACGACCCTCGCGTCGATCATCACGTTGGCTCGAGAACGGCTCATCGAGTCGACCGCCCGCTTTTGGTCGGACGCCGAGCTGCTGGGTCATGCCAGCCTCGGCGTCCGCGATCTCTGGAAGGCGATCAAGGACACCAACCAAGACTACTTCCTGACGATCGACGAGACGAACGTCTCGCTGCCGGCGAACAGCCTCACCCTGACGGGCGTGCCGGCCGACGTCGCCCACATCCGCGCCATAGAACCGCGCTCCACCAACTCGACGACCGTCGACGTGTTCTTCCGGCCGAAGAACTACACGCATCCCGAGTTTGCCCAGGCGCGACGCTCCGCCGCCGTCGATCCGAACGGCGTCACCATCCTGTACCACGCCATCGGCGCCGGCTCCCCGGTGGGCGCCCCGACGATCTACGTCGCGCCGATGATCACGTCTGCGCTGCCCCTGCAGCTCGCGTACATCCCCACGATTGGCACGCTGACCACCGCGTCGACCAACCCGATTCCCGGGGAAACCGATCACGCGATCGTCTGCTGGACCGTGGCATGGGCGCGAGCGAAAGAACGCGAGGATCGCAGCCCGGATCCCGAGTGGCTGGCCGCCTACGCCACCGAGAAGAGCAACCTGATCGTGTCGGTGACACCGCGCCAGGAGGACGAAGCCAAGGTCGTCGACGCGATCTTCGAACAGGAATGGGTGTGACCCATGCCCGGCAAGATCGACGCGTACAACCTCGGCGACCTCGGCGTCGATCTCGTCTCGAGCCCGCTGCACAGTGCCGATGGCACGATGCTGCTCGCGCAGAACGTCATCGTTGAACCCAAGGGCGGCCAGCACGCGATCGCCAAGCGGCCCGGCCACACGAAACTCAACACCGATGCCGCCGCGGGCGCCCTGCTCGCGATCTGCCCGATTCCATTCGCCGATCCCTCGAGTACGTGGATTGAAGGCACGGTGCTCGTGCGCCGCGTCAACACGACCGACGCGGAGTACACGACCGACGGGGTGACGTGGAACGCGGCAGCCGGCTTGTTCTCCGCCTCTCCGGCAAACTACCCGTCGACACTCCAGAACCGCACCGTTCCGCGCCTGTACTACGTCACGACGGGCGGCTTCCTCTGCTTCATCTCCGGCAACCCGCCGGCCAACACCCAGGTCGACAACCTGCCCTCGATCAGTGGCAACGGCAACGTCTGCGCCGTCGACACCGATGAAATCTACTTCGTCAGCCAGCAGCTCATTTACCAGAGCGACGGCGCAACCAACACGCTGCTCTGCGCGAACCCGTGGGACGGTTCCGGCGTGCCCGGCATGCTGTTCAAATACGCGGGCGAGCTGTACTGCGCGTCGACCACCAGCGGGGTGTCAGGGAAAATCTACCGCTACGCGGGCGGAACGACGTGGACTGAAGAAGCCGCATTCACCGACGTCAACAGCGTCAGCAAGTTCTGCGTGTTCCACGGGCGGCTGTACGCGTGCCTCGAGGTGACCGGCAGCCCAGACGGCGGCATCGACAAGATCGTCGTGCGCGTCAATGGCACATGGCAGAGCGTTCACGATGCCACCGGAGACTTCTACGGGATCTGCGCGTTCAACGAGCAGTTGTTCGTCGCCAGGAAGACCGCGACGGCGACCGAAATCTGGGTCAGCAGCGACGGCGAGACGTGGACGCTCGATGAGGACTTGAACGCGAGTTTCACCGTGGGCGCACGCGAAACCGATCTCGTCGCGTGGAACGGCAACCTGTACGCCCTGCCAACCACCAAGTCGGTCTACAAGCGCACGCCTGCCGGCGCGTGGTCAGAATCAGACGCCACCCCTCCGCTCGGGATCGTGATGGGAGCTTACTGACGTGCCGTACTACGTGATTCACGCCGGTTCGTCGCTCCAGAAGCTCGCCACCGATGGCACGATCTCGAGCCTCAGCCTGCCGAGTGGCGTCACCGTGTCGGCCGCGCGCCGCACCCGGTTCGCGATCCTTGACCGCTGGATGATCGCGGTGAACGCGGTGTCTCGCAACATCTTCATGGACGCCGCCACCCTGCAGTCCCGTCTGCTCAACATCGCCGGCCCGGCCGCGAAACTCACCGCCGCCGCCGGTGCCGCCGGCAACCCGAACGGCGAGTACCGCTACAAGTTCACGTACGCCATCATGTCGGGCACCGACGTGATCGTCGAGTCGCCGTTCTCCCCGGAAAGCGACCCGATCACCCTCGCCAGCCTCAAAGGCGCCCTGAGCGACATCACCGCCTCGAGCACCACCGGCGTCAACGCCCGTCGCATCTACCGGACGACGAACGGCAGCGCAACGTACTACCTGCTCGCGACGATCACCGACAACACGACGACGGTCTACACCGACGATTCCACCGACTACGACCTTGCCCTGCTGGGCGAAGTGGAACCCCGCGGCAACGCGCCCGGGGTCGACGGCACCGACCGGCTGCAACTCATCGCCGCCTGGAAAGATCGCCTCTGGGCCACGTCGCTGAACGACCCCGATGTGATCCGCTTCACCGCCAACCGGGAAATCTACGCGTGGCCGTCGACGTACGCGCTCAACGCGAAGCCCGTCGGCGAAGACGAGATCGGCGTGACAACCTTCGTTCCGCGCCGGAACGAGCTACTGATCGGCAAGCGCTCGCGGATCCTCAAGATCATCGGCGACAGCATCGACACCTTTGAAGTCGTCGGTGTCACCGAAGGTATCGGCCCGATCAGCAACGAAGCGACCGTCGTGGTCCGCGACGTGCCGTACTTCCTCGGTGAAGATGGCTTCTACGCCTACGGCCCGAGCGGGCTCGCGAACCTCACGCGCGATCGCGTGCATCCCTGGTTCACGACTGACGACTACTTCAACCGCGCCCTGTTCGATCAGGCGTTTGCGAAGTGGAACCCCAAGTACGACGTCATCGATCTGCACCTCGCCGCCGCCGGCTCCACCAGCATCGACCGCTGGGTGTCGTTCGACCTTCGCACGCAGCAGTGGTTCGGCCCGCACAAGACCGACGCGTTCACGCCCACGATGGCCGCGCTCGGCCGCGACGACAACGATCTGCTCGTGCCGATCGTCGGCAGTTCCGCCGGCTTCGTCTACACCGGCAACCGCACCACCCGATCCGACGACGCCACCGCCATCGCCTTCGCGCTGTACACGAAGTTCCACGGCGCCAACACCCCCGACATCGACAAGTACTGGGGCGAGCTCGCGTTGCTCAGCGACAAGTTGTCGACGGGCTCGGTGACGATCACGCCGTACTTCGACGATCCCGACAGCCCGACCGCCGGCACCGCGCTCGCCCATGCGCTGACCACCGGCCGCGAACGACTCGGACGCGTCGGCACCGGGCGCCTCTGCCAACTCCGCTTCACCGAGGGTGACGCCGGCCAGTCGGTCATGATCTACGGGTACGAACTGCCTTTCCACGAGCTTGGCCGGCGGTGAGCCCTCATGGCTGCCATCGTCAAGCCGCACAAGATCGCCGAGCCGCTTCGAGCCGACGACATCGACGACAACTTCGACCGGATCTTCCGGTTGTTGGCCGCCAGTGCGAACGCCGGCACCGGCGTTCTGCCCGTCCCGTCCGGTGGCACCGGCATCGGCATCTACACGAAAGGCGATCTGCTCGCCGCCGACTCCCCGAATAGCCTGACGACCATCGCCGCCGTCGCATCAGGAAACGCGCTGATCTCCGCCGGCACGGGCACGATCCCGGTGTGGGGCAAGATTGGACTGTCACACCTCAGTGCGTTGACGACGAAAGGCGACGTGCTGAGCCACACGGGTGCCGCTCACGTGCGCGTGCCGGTAGGCACTGATGGCTACGTGCTGACCGCGCGATCGAGCGATGCAAACGGCGTCGCCTGGGAAGCCGCCAACGCGACGCATGATCTACTCGACTCAAACACACACCTCGACACGCTCACGGGCAGCCCGGTACGCGGGGATCTCGTCGCCGCATTGTCGCCGGCCGAAGATGGCCCGTACTGGCTGGACGGCGCCGTGCTTGCCGAACTGGACAACGGCAACAGCTACGCGGAAGAGGCGTATTGGCTGGAGGGCGAAGCCGTGGGCGGCATCGGCTTCAGCGCAGACGCCGGCTCGCTCTGGCAGCGCTTGCCGATCGGCCCCGCCGGCACGTCACTCCAGTCGAATGGTCTGACGCTGCTCTGGGGCAGCACGACGCCGACGCAGCCGCGCGTGAAGGTCGGGCTGTCAGCCAACTTCGATCTCGCCTCTGGCGCAGTCGGCCCGTATACCCCAGGCGGCACCGTTGTGCCCCTCGACGAGCTGATTTTCGACTCACACGGTTTCTGGAATCCCACCGTGAACCCGGAACGCCTCACGGTGCCCGCAGGGCTTGGCGGCGTCTACATCATCGCAGGCCAGATCGGGTATGACGTGATCGCCTCTGGCCGCCGCGCCGCATGGATCTTCAAGAACGGCGCGCGCCGCGGCATCGCGGAAAACGCGGGCGACGACAGCGGGCTCGGCATGAGCTTCACCGTCGTCACCTTCCTCGAGCTCGAAGCCGGCGACTACATCGAGCTGGTCGCGCGCCAGGATTCAGGCGGCACCGTCGCCGTGCTCGGCACCGCGCTCGCCGAGTTCTCTCACCTCCAGATGGCAAGGATCAGTCTGTGACGAACGACACGTATTGGAAGATCCGGGCGTACGCGCTGCTCGTGGAGCTGGCAGAATCACGACTCCGCGAAGCCACCCAGGCGTACCATGCCCTGCTCGAGCAGAGCGGCGTGAGCACCGAACGCCCGCTGGCGTTCGACGATCTGCGACACACGATCCACGAGGCCGAACATGGCGCACCACATCGCAACGGCTGACGGCAACCTGACGACGGCCGCTACGTGGGGCGTTGTCGACGCGACGTCCTTGCTGGACTCCCAGGCCGGCAACGCGGTGCTCACGACGACTCCCACCGGCGCCGCCGCCGGCGTCACCCCAGGCGCGATCACCATCGACGGCATGGCGGTGAAGATCGCCACTCGAGCGGCCAGCCCCACCGGCACGATGACCGTCGTGCTTCGCAACGTCACCGATGCGGCCGACGTCGCCGGCACGTCCGTCACGATCAACGTGAGCGACATTCCCGACGACATCGGCACCGCCGGCAACACCTTCAGCGGATGCTCGATCGGATGGTTCTTCTTCAAGTTCGCCGCCCCTGTCACGCTCACCGCGGGCAAGGCGTACAACATCCGCGCCAGCACCAGCAGCAGCAGTCAGGTCAACCTGTTCCGCGACGCCACCGCGTCGAACTGGTCGCGCATGCTGCGGACCACCACCACCGGCGCTCCGGCAGCCGGCGATTCGATGTTCGTGCTCGGGGAGTGGACCGCCGCCGCGACGAAAACAAATCGCGTCGTGACGATGGACAGCTTGATCGGCACCGACTACGGCGGCGGATCGCTCGTGCTCGCCTCGCTGGGCATCAGCAAAGGCGGCACCTTCCAGTACGGATCGACCGCCGCCACAAACTACGCCTTCCGCATCTCAGGCGTGATCCAGGTGTGGCTCGAAGGGATCTTCACGATCGGCACCGTCGCGACGCCGATCCCCCGCGACAGCACCGCCGCTCTTGAGCTCGACTCCGGCACCGATGGCGACTTCGGCATCGTCAGCTATGGCACCTTCACCGTGCAAGGGCTCTCGCGCTCGAGCGGCAAGAACATCACGTACTGCCGCCTCAACACCGACGAAGCGGCCGGTCAGACCGTGCTCGGCGTTGACACCGATACCGGATGGCTGAACGGAGATGAGATCGCGATCACGACTACGAGCACCACACGCGATCAGGGCGAAACCGCGACGCTGAACGGCGCGGCCGGCGCCAGCTCGATCACAGTCACCGCCGGCATCGCCGCCGCTCACGGAGGCAACGCCACAACCAAGGTGCAGGCCGAGGTCATCCTGCTCACCCGCAACGTGCGGATTCAAGGCGTGACAGCCGGCGTCACCGGGTACGTCACGTTCCAGGCCGGCACGGTCGACGTCGACTGGTGCCTCTTCCGCTACATCGCTGGCATCCAGGGCGCGTTGAAAGGCGGCGTGAGCGTGAACAGTGCCAGCCTGACGTCGTTCGGATGGGACTACAACGTTCACCGAGACTGCGATGCCGGCGTCGCGTTCGACATCCTCGTCGCCGCGACGTTGGCAATGACGCAAACGCACTTCTGGTCTGGATGGACGACCGGCGGGATCTACATCGACTCCGCTGCAACCGGCGCCGCGCTGACGTTGACCGACGTCTGTCTCTCGCCGGATTCGACGGGCACCGTGGTCGCGATCACGATGGGCGCTTCCGCGACGCTGACCTTGACGCGTGTGACAATCGCGGGCGGAGGCAGTTCGGCGATCTCCACCGCCAACGGCACCAACGCGGTGATCGTCGCCACGGATCTCAACGTGCACGCGCACGGCTCTGCCTCGGTGAGCAGCCTGACGTTGACCGGGCGCACCCGGCTGCTGTTCACTCGCCCGGTGTTCTGGCGGAACGGCTCCAATGCGATCCGCGTCATCACGCTCGCCGACATCGACATCACCGATGGCACGTTCTTCGGCAACACCAGCGGATCGTTCTCGATCGAAGAACGCACCGAGCTGATCGCGCGCAACACGACCTTCGCAGGCGATTCGACATCCGCCAGCTCGTACGGGCTCTCGCTCACGTCCGCCTGTCCGTACATCAAGGCGAAGTTCATCGGCTGCACGTTCTCGAGCGGCACCGCGCACACCACCGCGGACATCGCCGGAACGTTGACAGCCGCCGGTCATTTCCTCGACTTCACCTTCGTCAACACCGTACTCGGCGCCGCGACCGAGATTGCCGCCTCAGTGCTCGCGGGCGCGTTCGGCAACTCCGCGTTCCGCTACCAGCGCAAGGACGGCACGACGAACACGCACGAGACGGTCTACCCGCGCCTCGGCACCGTTGCCTACGAGACGAGCACGTTCCGCACCGCTGCCCCCTCGGAACGCCTCACTCCCTCTGGCGCCACCAGCACGTTCAGGCTCCGATCGGCCATCAAGCGAGCGCCGATCGCCATCACCAAAGCCCTTACCGTCACAGTGCATGTGCGGAAGGACGGGTCGTACACCGGATCGGCGCCACGCTTGATCGCGCGCGCAAATCCCGCGCTCGGTTACGATAGCGACACCGTTCTCGACACGTTGTCAGTCGGGGCCGGGGTCTGGGAACAGCTCACGGGCACAACGACTCCCGTCGCGGAAGAGACGGGCGTCATGGAGTTCTACGTTGACTGCGACGGATCCGCGGGCAACGTGTTCGTCGACGACTGGAGCGCCCAGCAGGGGTAAGACACATGGCTAGCCTCACTCCCACCGCCGTTCGCCGCACGCCACAGCGCGGGCTTCCCATGCCCACGTCCAACCCCTACGAAGTCTCGACGCAGGCGCACAGCCCGGCCCCGTCCGGCAGCCTCGCGCCCAACCGCACCGTGAACCCGGCGCCGGTCATCCAGGCAGGCATGCAGAATCGCATCGACCCGGAGACAGGACGCGCGATCGGGCCGGCTATTCCCAATCAGCCAGCGCCGGCCGTCTCGCCCGGTACGCCGAGCGTGTCGCCCTACGTGGCCCCGGTCGACTACACGCCGATCGGCGGCAACACGCCAGCCCCGGGACTCGAGACGGGCAGCCTGACGAGTGGCGCGATTCAATCGCTGCTCGACAAGATGAACGTGCCGACACTCCCACGCGAGCCCGCTCCTGCCAGCGACCCGGCCGTCGCCGGCCCGAGCGCCGCCCCCTACCAGGGCCAGACGCTCGCGTTCTCGCGGGCAAAGGATGCCTCGAGCCGCATCCACGGCAAGGCGCTCCAAGCGTTGAAGGATCAGATGACGAGCCGAGGCATCAGCGGCAGCGGCATCGAGGGTCAACTGACCGCCGACATGCTCACCGACGCGGCGAACTACCAGTCGGGCGCCGACCTCGCGCAAGCCCTCGCCAGCGACGAACGCGGCTGGGATGCGACGAAGCTCGGCTACCAAGGCGGGATCACGCAGCGCGGCCAGAACCTCGGACTCAACACCGCCACCACCGGCTACGGCGTCTCGCAGCGCGGCCAGGATATCGGCGTGAACCAGGGCAACCAGGGCACCGCCCTCGCCCTCGCGCAACTGCTCGCGCGGATGTCGAGGTACTGAGATGGCCGCCGCCACGACCACCCAGGCCGCGCCGAAGTCGTACGCCAATCGGGCGAGCGACACGCAGTATCAGGCGTTCCTGAAGTGGGACGCCGAGAAGAGTCCGGGGAGTCCCTACACGACGCCGGGCTCGCCGTTCTACGACACGCAGGAGCAGTACGACTCGCTGCAGAAGTACGGCTATCCGAAGCAATTCCTGAGCGAGAGTGGCGGCGTGTCGACGGGCGGCGGCGGAGACACCGGCGGCAATGCCGGCGTCGCGATCCCCGAGCCCACCGTGTCGGCGGCGTCCGCCTACGGATCGGCCGGGAACCAGAGCGCCACCGTCGCCACGAACACCGACGCGCAATCGCTCTCCGGTCCCGAGTCCGCCAACCCCTCGCTCGGCAAGCGGATCTACCCGCAGCACATGCGGGCGCTCGCTGCTCTCTCGCCCCGTGTCTACTGAGGTGCCGCCATGATCTCGAACGCCGACAAGTATCGCAACACGCTCCAGGGACTCCGGTTCGACAAGATGCGCCCCGGCTTCGACAGCGAAGCCGCGCTGGAGTCGCTGAAAGCCATGGCCGCACGCGCCGAAGCGGACACCCAGCTCGAACGCATGCAGATCGGGGAACAGCAGCAACAGTTTCTCGAGGACGAAGGGCGGTTCCAGAGCCTTCCCGCCCAGCAGAACGAAGCGTTCATCAACCGCGGCATGCCCCAGGGCTTCCGCCGGATCCAGGAAGCGACCAAGCCCGTCGCGAAACGCTCCGCGTTCCAGGCGCAGCAGAAGGGCTACGGCTTGAACACGAACTTCGGCAACCCGCAGATCATGGGCAGCGGCGACACGATGGGCCAGGGACCCACCGGGCTCGGTTCGACCGACATGCAGAACACGATCGCGACCCTCCGCCGCATGCGCGGCTGAAGGAGCCACCACCATGCCGCCGCTCTCTTCGCTCGAGCCCTACCTGCGACCGCTGCAGGGATTGCGGGTCAACCCCTACCAGACGCTCGCCGGCCGCCAGGGCTCGATCACCGCAGTCGGTGACCCAGACGGACGTCTGGCCGCCAGCAACACGCTCGTCACCAACGGCGACGACGGCGAAGCGCAGCGCATGGGCGACACCGGCCCGGCCGCGCAGCTCGATCGGCTCTACGCCGCCGAAGCCGCTGCGAAGCGATCCGCCGACCTGACGAATTGGCTGGACAAGCAAGCCGCCCAGCGCGTCCCAGCGATGCTCGAGCGCGACGACCCGGAAGCCGCAGCCCGCACCCGCGCGCTCCAGCTCTCGTCACTGAAGCCCGAGACGCCGGCCACGCCGAATCTCGACGCGCTCAACGCGCTGCTCGAGTACGAGTCGCCGCTGGCCGGCCAAGCCCGCGCGCGCGCCCAGCAGGAGAAGATCCAGGGCAAGGTGCTCGAGGATGCCGCGACACGAGACGCCGAAGCCAACTTCTACATGTCGCCGATCGCCCAGCGTCAGCGCGCCATGGCCGCGACCGAAGCACGCACCAACGCCCGACGCACCCGCAACGACGAACTGTCATCCCTGCTCGATCCGCGGGCACTCGCCGCGCAGGCCCAGGACACGGCTGGCCGCCTCGCTGTGGCGCAAGCGCAGAATCCACCGGACTATCGGACCCTCGCGTTCCAGCAGGCCACCCAGGGCCAGCCAGGGGTAGCCACGACGACCCCAGCGCCGACCGCTGGCGGCGTTCGCCTGACGCCGGTTCAGCGCGTCCGCTACCCGTCCGGCATCACCGGCGTTCAGTGGTCGAACGGCGTGATCTATCCCGACGACATCGATCCGAACACGCTCCCACCCGAAGAGCAGTAAGGAACCGCCATGCCGAGCCGCCGTCTGCCAGATACGGGCTGGCAACCCATCGGGCCGATCGCCCCCGCCCCGTCGCGGTCGCGCCGTCTACCTGACAGCGGATGGACGCCGGTCCCCGAGCCCGAGTGGTACGACACCGCGGCATCGACCGCCCTTCGTGTCGTGCCCGGTATCGCCGGCACGGCGCTCGGCGCCATCGTGTCGTCGCCATCAGGACCGGGCGCCATCGCCGGAGCCGCAGCCGGCGGCGCGGGCGGTGGAGCGCTCGGCGAATGGCTCGCGCAACAGTACGAAGAGGCGCGCGGCTTGCGCCGCGACGGTACCGATTGGCGATCCGTCGCCACGGAAGGCGCGATCGGCGCCTTGCCCTTCGATGAAGCGTTTGCCGTGGGCAAGGGACTGCGCGCAGGACTCCGCGGCCGAGCCGTTCTCGAGGCGGTTCCGGACACCCTTCGAGCCATGGCGCCGTCGATACCGTCTGGGATCCTGCGTGGTGCCGCCGCCGGCTCAGTCGGTGAAGGGCTCCGCATCGCCGCCAACGAGGGAGAGTTTCCGGATCTCGAGCGTCTGGTCGGGGCCGGCGCGTTCGGCGGCTTGGTTGGCGGCGCTGGCGCCGGTCTGATCAAAGGCTGGCGCCGCTACGCTGGCCGCGCTGCTCAGGCTCCAAAGCCGCCGGTCAGCGACCTCGAAGCCGCCGCGCCAGGACTGCAGTGGATCGATCAACCCCCGTCGCCGGCCAAGATTCGCCCGCAATACACCCCGCCGCCGTGGGAAGCGCCGTACCGCGGAGGCACCCCCGACGAACTTGGCGTCGAGTCCCTGCGACCGACCCCCAGCGCAAATGACGTACCAAGCTACGGCTCGTATGGCACGCTCGACGACCTCGAAGCGCTCATCACCAGGTACGAACCATCGGGCGCTCCGCAGCCGCCGACTGTCGCACCGGGACGCCTGATTCGACGCTCGCAATTCACTGGTCTCGAGCCGTTGCCGCCGAATCCGAATCGCGACGCGTATTTCAACCCTCCGCAGCCGGACCCGAACGCGCCGATCAGTGACCCGCGCCGGCTGTTGCCGCCGCCGTCGCCCGTCGATCCGAATCTGTCGTTCAGCGGCGCCCGCCGTCCCGAGACGCCACGGATCATCGACACCGGCGCCGGCCTGATCGAAGAGCCGCGCACCGTGGGCCGCTTCGCCGATCTCTTCCCGCCGATGCCGGGCGCCAGCACGCGCGTGCCGACGATCGACGAAGCCCCCACGCCCGACGTGGAGCTGAGCCCCGACATGGAGGCGTTCCGCCGCTTGCTTGCCGGCGAACCCCTCGAGTCGATCACCGCGGCGCCGACGACTTCGCGCGTGCAGCGGTTGACCCGCGCGCAGCAGCGCAAGCTCACGCCCCAGGAACTCGCCGACTACCGCGCCAGCCTCGCGACCGAACGCACCACCGAACGAGACACCCGCCGCGCCGCGCGCCAGCAGGCGCACGAGGAAGAGAAAGCCGCGCGTGCAAAGGCCCGGGAAGATCAGAAGCTCGCCGATCTTCAGGCCGCGCTCGGCATGCCCACCGCCAACTACGGCGCGCAGTCGACCGTGCGCGACATGGAGGGCAACATCCTCGGCGAGTGGGATCCGATGCGCTGGCAGCAGCAGGGCACGACGGTCGATCTGAGCGGCCGACCGGCGCCCCCGCCTCGCCCGACGCCGCCGCCCGTCACCCAGGCGACCGACGTGCGCCCGTTCGATCCAAACGCACCCACCCAGACGCCGATCGTCTCGCGCCAACCACAGCCGGGCGACTATGAGATGGTCGACGCCAGCACGCTCCGCACCGACGCCCGCGTCTATCAGCACAAGAGCGGCGCCGACGAAGCCGGCGTGATCGACAAGCTGCGCCGCGTGGAGGCGTGGGACGAGACGAGCGGCAAGCTCTCACCGCTGCTCGTGCACGAGCGCCTGGACGGCTCGCGCTACGTCGTCGACGGCCACCAGCGCACCGGCCTTGCCAAGCGGTTGATCCGCGAAGGCAAGAACGTGCCGCCCCTGCCGGCAATCGTAGTGCGCGAGGCAGACGGCGTGACGCCGGAGATGGCCCGCCGCATGGGCGCGCTGCACAACCTCCGCACCGGATCCGCCGAGCCGATGGACATCGCGAAACTGCTCCGCGAGGGCGATCTGAACCCAACCGAAGCGCGCCTGCTCCTGCAGATCCAGAGCGACATCGGCGAGAAGTTCCGCCAGGGCCGCGACCTCGCCCGACTCGGCCCGGAAGCGTTCAACTTCGTGGCGATGAACAACACCGACCCCGCACTCGCGCGATCGGTCGGTGCCCAGCTTGCCGACCCGGCCCAGCAGGTTGCCGCGCTGCAACTGCTCGACACGATGGGCATCCGCACCGGCGACGAAGCCGACGCCCTCGTCCGTCAGATCCGAGACGCCGGCTTCAAGGTCGAGATCCAGCCGACACTCTTCGGCACGCGCGCGGTCGCCAACCCCCTGCTCGGCTACGTCGCCAAGCTCGAAGCCGCGGTGCGCTCCGCGATCACCAACCGCCGCAGCGCTATGAACACGGCCGCTCGTCGCGCCGGCACCCTCGCCAGCGAAGGCGTGGCCGACGTCGACACCGCGAAGGCACAGTCAATCGCGCAGGAAGCCGCGGGCGAGCTGGCGATGCTTGATCAGTTCGTCGGCAAGGCCACCCACACGCAGGAGGTTCTAAAAGATGCTGCCGCCAGGATCGCAAGGGGCGAGCTTGCCCAATCGGACGCCATTGCCGAAGTCCGCAGCGCCCTCCGGCTCGACTTCGAAGGTCAGCCCCTACGACAAGGCGCTGGAGCGCAGCCTGGGCCTGTTGAACCACTGGATGTCAACGCCGGGCCTCGGGTTGCCGGTGCAGACGCCGAATCCGGTGCCGGCATCCCAGCCCCCGGCCAGTCCGGGCCAGGGCTCTTCGATGAGCCCAATACAGCCGTACCCCCGAGTGCGGTAGACGCGCGCAAGGAACGAAAGGGCGGTAACGAGTCGGGCGAAGTCAGCACCCAGATCGCCACGACGATCGCGGGCGCCGGCATCGGTGCGCTCACAGGCGGCGCGATGCCCGGTACGCCGGAAGAACGCCGCGACCGCGCCCTCATGGGCGGCCTCGTCGGCGGACTCGTCGGTACTCGGGTGAGTCGACTCGCCGGCAAGACGCCGCTTCCGAAGGGCGTCCCGGATCTCTCGAAGGTGCCCGTCACCAGCCAGACGAAGGGTGCCGGCGGCGGCCCCGCGCCCCGCGGCGATCGCGTCTGGCGCATGACCGAATGGGAGCCGATCGCGCCGAACAAGCCGCTCCCGGCGCACCGGATCCAGAGCTTCAATCTCTCGACGTTCTCACCGGAGATCCAGCACGACGTCCACAACACGATCGTCAAGGCGATCGGCATGGCGGACCAACGCCGATCGGTCATGCCCGTCGAAGCCCAGGTCGCCCGCGCCCAGCGAGTTGCCGTGAACCTGTCGCGCGTGCTGAAGCCCGGCAAGGCCCTGAACGCCGAAGGGCTCATCGCGTACGGCATGGCCGTCGAGAACATCGGCCAGCGCAAGGCGCAGCTCGCGCGTCAGATGGCCGAGCAGGAAGCCAAGGGCGTCATCGACGGCAACCTGCAGAAAGACTGGCTCGAGGCGGTCGCCGACTTCGATGTCGTGCTGCGATCGTGGACGGGTGCCGCCAGCGAAGCCGGCCGCGCGCTCGCCGCTCAGAAGGTTGCCAAGCGCCTGATGCCGGCGGAAGTGCGCGTGCTCATGGCGGCCGAGAAGGAGAACCCCCTCTCCGAGCAGCTCCGCGCCGCGATGCTCGCCACCGGCGACCCGATCGAAGCGGTCAAGGTATGGCAGCAGCAACAAGAGAAGGGAGGCATGGCGAAGTACATCCTGACGAACATGCTGTCAGGGGTGCAGACCCAGCTTCGCAACACGCTCGGCACCGCGGCGTCCACCGCCACCCGTCTCGTCACGAAGCCGCTCGTCACCGTGCCGTACGATGCGCTGCGCGCCGTGCTGACGGGCACGCCGCGCGAAGTGTTCGCCCGGGAAGCCGTCGAAGACTTCCAAGGACTCTCGGCCGGCCTGAATCCCGCGCTCCGCGATGCGATGCACGTGCTCCGCTACGGCTTCTCGGCGAAGCACCTCCAGGATGCCCTCGCGACGGGCGACACGTTCAAGCTCCCAGGCCGCGAGTTTGCCGGCGGCGGCAAGAACCCGATGAATTGGGTCGGCCGCGCGATGAACGCCAGCGACCGCTTCTTCTACACGATGAACGCCAGCGCGGAGCTACACTCGCGCGCGTACGCCATCGCGCGGAAGGAGCTGGCGCAGACCCGTCTCGAGCCCGGATCGCCGCAGTGGAATGAGGCACTGGCGAAGCGAGCAACCGCGCTCCGCATGAACCCGCCGGAACAGCTCACCGCGGCGATGGACAAGGCCGCACGCGAAGCCACCTTCACCGGCGATCCCGGCGTCATCGGTCGGCTCATCGGCCAGATGAAGCACGAGTACCCCGCGCTCAACTTCCTGATCGCGTTCGAGCGCACCGCCAGCAACATCATGCGAACCGGATACGAGTACTCGCCGGCTTCGCTCGCGGTGAAGGGCGCGAAGAAAGCGCTGGGCAATGCCGATGCGTTCGGCAAGACCAGCCGCGAGTCAACCGAGATGGTCGGCAAGGGCGCCGCCGGCACGCTCGCCCTGCTGCCCCTCGCCTACTTCGCCTCGACCGGCCGCCTCACCGGCGACGGGCCGCGCGATCCCGCCAAGCGGGCACAGCTCATGGAGTCCGGGTGGCGCCCGCACTCGTTCCTGATCAACGGCCAGTACGTCAATTACCAGTCCGCCCAACCGCTCGCGTTTCCCGCCGCCATCGTCGCCAACGCGTTCGAAGCATGGGCCGACGAGACGGATCGACAGGCCGTGAGCACAGAGCCACGGTCGGCCGCCCGGTTTGCCACCGAGGCGATTACCCGCATGGGCCGGTCGGTCCTCTCACAGTCGTTCCTCACCGGCTTGAACGACGTCCTAAACGCGATGGACGAGGGCGGCAGCCAGGGCGCCAAGGCGCTCGAGAACGTGCTGCGAACCTTCGTGCCGATGCAGGGCTTGCTCCGCAACGTGCAGCGCGCCGTCGATCCCGTGGTGCGTCAGCCCCGCACGTTCGGCGAGCAGATCAAAGCCGGCATCCCCGGGTTGAGCTCGGAAGTGGAACCTATGCTCTCGCGCTACGGCGAGCCCATCGTCCGAGCGGGCGGCCCGATCCGGCGCTCGATCATGGTCCCGGAGATGGAGCCCCAGCGGCTCGACTGGATCGATCAAGAACTCAATCGACTGAACGTCCAGATCGGACGTCCAGGCACGCGGATCGAAATCCGCAACCCTGCGACCGGCGAACTCTACCGGCTCACCCCCGAGCAGGCGACCGCAATTCGTGAAAGCCGAGGGAAGGCGACTCGGGCAGAGCTTGCAATGCTGATGGGCATGCCCGGATACTCTGACCTTCCGGACGAATTGAAGCGGGAACTGATCGGTCGCGCTCGATCGCAGGCATCACGCGACGTCGGAGACGCCGCCGAAGTCTCTGCGATCTCGGGCAACTTCGGTGCGCTCGAGGCGCTTCTACGGCCGCAACGCCAGATCGCCAAGGGGTCGTACCGATGAGTGAAAAGTCTACCGGCAGCCGTCTAGATATGCTAGAGCTTAGAGTCGGCGGGCTCGAGAAGGACATGGTTCGGAGGGCTGAATGGGAACCATACCTGTGGGTGCTACGAGCATTGATCGTCGGCGTGTTGGGGGTAGTAGCGACCGCCGTCGTACGGTTGGTCCTCAAGGGTGGGGGAGGCGTGTGATGCACCGCTCGATCGCGTTCGTGATCTCCCTGCTCATTCTCGCCACGTCGGGCGCGACGTCGTGGTACATCGTTCGCTTGACGGCGCAGCAGCAGACGATCATGCGCGTCAAGGAACCGATGCCGATCGAACCGAAGGTCGTGAAAGCGGGACAGGCCGTCGAGTTGATGCTGGACTACGAGAAGGAAGAGAACGTGCCCGGCACGGTGGGCCTGTCGCTCACCGCCAAGGGTACGATCGTCCCCCTGACGACGTGGGCGATGGCCCTTCCTTCCGGCAAGCATCGAGTCGCGATCTACGTGCTGATCCCCGCCTACGCCCCTGCCGGCAACTACAAGCTCTATCTGACGAAGCAGTACCGCCCCTCGGTGCTTCGTGACGATACAATGCTCTTCGAGTCGGTGTCGTTCGACGTCACGAGCGATCACCCGTTGCCACTCGCGTTTGCCAAGCCAGGAGCGAGCCCATGAGCAGTTGGACGTACGCGCATCAATCCCTACTGGAAACGTTCGCCTCGATCTTCCCCGTTCCCGCGTCCAATCCGCCGGCCGGTAGCAACAACGACGCCTGCCGCGACTGGACGCGCCGCGCCGCCGAGCAGTTCGCATTCACCTTCCCCGGCGAAGGCTGGGGCCACAAGCGAGCCGACAGCGGTCGCCCCCCGTCCACTGACGTCATCGCCACACGCAGCCCGTTCCTCGGCTACGACCTCATTCTCAACCAGGGCGCGATCGACGGCTCTCAGCGTCTCAACGACAACCCGAGCCCGCTGAATCTCGCCGGCCAGACGTTCATCGACGTCACGCCGACGAATCACATCGGCGGTGTCGTCACACCCCCACCGCCCCCGCCCCCGACCGATCTCGAGGCGCGTGTCGCCAAGCTCGAAGCGTGGGCGCGGAGCTTCAAGTGATCCCCGCGGAGTTTCTCGCGGCACTCGCCCGGTACGCGGTCGTCTGGTTTCTCGGATGGCTCGTGCTGAACGGCGTGATCGACGGCAAGCAAGCGGAGCGCTTCACCGGCCCGCTGACCGAATGGCTGCTCGGCGTGGGCGGGACCGCCCTGATGGTCGTGTGGCTGTGGCTCAGGAAGAAGCGGAACGAGCTGCGCGCTCGAGAGAACGACGCGCGCATGAACGCGCTGGCCGCCATGAGCCGGCGAGGCTGAGCCTCACCAGCTCCCCGTGATCGTGACTCCGCCGTTGATCTTCCCAGCGGCGGAGTCCTTGCCAAACGTCGCGCCCATCACCCACGAATCGCCGATCTTCTGGGCGTAGCTGACACGCCAGTGCCCGTTCGTGAGGTAGTAGCCCACGGCAGCGTGCGTGCGTCCCGCCGGCACTTCGGCCAACAACAGATCCACGTGCCGTTTCAGACTCGCATCGTCGAAGATCGTCGTGCTCATGGTGCGCCCACTCGGCAGCCGACGATCGGCGCCGACACGGCCGGCGTCGTGTAGCCGGCATCCCACATCACCAGCGAGGCCGCGCACCCGTCGCACTCCACCTCGACGCCGAACGCGTGATCCCCGCGCAGATCGAAGAACGGCGCCACTTCGATCGAGCGCCGCGATCGAGCGGGCACGGGAAGCGTGCGCTCGAGTACGTTCCCGCGCTCGAGCAGCAGCCTCACCGTGACCGTCGTGGCGCGGCTTGCGTGGGGATTCAGGGCCGCCAGCCACGCCACCCGACGGCCCTCCCAGACGTAACCTTCAGGGAACCAGATCAGAGTCCGGGTATCCAGACCAGCCCCCGCGGGGCAGCCGGCCCGCCCGGTCGATAGAAAGGGTTGGATGGGTCGGACACCCCCCGCAATCCGTTCGAGCCCACAGCAGCCACGCGCGCCACGTAGAGCACTTCGAGCGGCACGCTGACCAGCCCTTCCGGCTTCACGCGAATCGCCCCGTTGACTGGCGTCGGCTTCCCCAACGGCCAGGACTGCACGGGCTCCGCCGCCCCAGGGAGATAGTGCCCCCAGGTGTAGCTCGCCACCTTCGGATTGCCGGCCACGTCGTTCGCATTGTGATCAGGACTCGGCTCGAAACACAGAATCGAATCCGCCGTGATCGCTACGGGTGTGGTTACCGCCGGCCCGCACGGCTGCGCGTTCGCTGTCGCGGTCACCGCCAGCAACAGCGTCAAGGCTCCCACCGTTGTTCTCGTACTCATGATGTCCCCCTGCGCTTCGGTCGATCGTCGATCCCCACGTAGAACTTGAAGGGACCATGGATGTACGCCGGCTTGCGCCCCTTCGCCCACCAGGGCCACAGCTCCGGCTTGTCGTCAGGGACGCTATGGTAATGCAAAGCATCCGGGACCAGCGGCTCGAAGCGTCCGGCCATGATGCTCGGCGCCAGCGCGAGCAGTTGCGTGTACGCCAGCTTGCTCGCTTCAGACGGAAAGCGAACGCCAGACGCCACGGCGTTCGCCATCTCGATCACGCGCGTGCGATTCACGCTGACTTCCCACCAGCAGGAAAATGCCTGCCGTTTCAGACAGACGTAGCGCACCCCAGCGCCGTAGCGCCCATCGTCGACGCGGTTCATGATCACCTCGCCGAGCGCGATCTGTTGCTCGACCCGCGAGCCGCGACACTCCCCCCAGAGCGTCAACGTGAGGATCTGTTCGTCGGTCAACCGATCGAGCCCCGCGACGTCATCAGAAGGGCTCCGGAACTTTGGCTTGTCCATGAGGATCCCAGGTGCGCCGCGTGTACTCCGCGAGCAGCAGCGCGTCAGCAATCGCGTGAGTGACCTTGACGCGCGCCCCGAACAGCTCGCACGCGCGCCGCTTCGTAACGTTCTTGTCTCCGCCAGAGAGACACGACAACGCGGCTTGCCACTTCCGCGGCACCGGCTCATCGAACGGGATCCCCGTCGCGGCCAGGGCCATGCGGAGCCCGCCGTAGTTGCGCCCGAAGGTGAACACAGACGTCACCCCCTGTTTCGGCATCGCTCGCACGAACTCCAGAGACGCCACCGCGGTCGCGCCGCCCGTTCGCATGTCGCGGAGGAACTCGAGAATCTCGCTCTCGACCTCCGGCATCTTGACCGCGCGAATCAGGTCGCCGCTGCCGTCGATCGCCGCGAGCCCGCCCGAGCCGCCAGGATCGATCCCGATGTAGATCACGGCTGCCCCCTCTCAGTCGAAGAGCGGTCGCCCCGCGAACCGCCCCTCCGGCTTGACCGCGTTCGTTGCGGCCCCGAGCTTCGCCCGCCAGACTGGATTCCCCTTGCGACACGCGCACGGCGTCACGCAGTCCGCTTCCTTCCCGTACAGCTCGACCCACATCCGGCCGCGCTTCCAGCCGGTGTCATCGCAGACCGAGCAGAACGGCCCTTCGCGATCCGGATCAGGCAGGTACCGAGCGGCCCGATACTGCCGGCGCCGCTCGGCCTCGTCGCAGGCCCGGCGAATGATCGGCACGCGCGGGAACGTCGCGACTTGATCGATGAGGATCGGAATCGCTTCCTCGAAAATCTCGATCGGCACGTCCTTCAGGCGTTCCCAGTACAGATCGATGCGCGCTTCCGTCAGCTTCTTGTCGGTCGCGAGCATCAGACGCGCCATACCCCGCGCGTACCGATCTTCATCCTCGGGCTTCATCGCGTCAGTCCCCGCCCTCGCCCTTCGACGTCAGGAAGTCCTCGTGATCGCGCTTCGCTTCCGCGACGTCCATCGGATCGGGGCCAGGATCGTCGCCCTCGAACGCCGGCACGTCGGCAGTGAGCCCGTCGTCCTTCGTCTCGTCGGCATCGCCCTCGCCCGGCGCGTCGACGTCGCCCAGCTCCGGCGGCTCCGGGTTGCCGGCGTCGTCGACGGGATCGATGGGATCGAAGCCGCGCGCCGAGTCGCCCTCGTCCCCCACCGGGGCCACCACGTCGGGATTCGGCGTAAACGCCACGGCGTCGTCAGGCCGATCGAACGGCAAGGACTCCTGCGGTTCGTGCAACGTCGCCAGCACGGCGAAAATCTGCTGCTCGATCTCCGATACCGCCGACTTCGCGCCCTTCAGCCGTTCCTCCGCCGACTTCTTCTTCCCGTTCGCGGTCGCCAGTTCCTCGCGCAGTCCGATCAGCTTGTGCATGATCGGCGACGGCGCTTCGGGCGGCGTCCACAGCACGAGCATGTGTTCGTGATAGAGCTGCTGGAGCGTCGCGAGGTCCGCTTCGATCTGCTCGAGCGGCATCACCGGCAACGCGCCCTGCACCAGTTCCTCAGCACGGGTGCAACGCTTCGCCCCCACGATGATCGGCTTGCTGATCGACGTGGTGTCGACGGCGACGGCGAAGATTTCCCCCGTCACCTGATCCTTCAGGTACATCCGCTTGCACGTTTCGTCAGGCATTGATCAACTTCCCCTTCCGGTTAGCGAGCCACGATTCCAGCGCCATTGCGTTCTCGACGTCCACGCGCGGCAAAGCCGCCACGCGACTCACCTCGTCCAGCCAGCGCCCGCGGGCGAGGTACTTGGCGGGATACGGCACATACCGCCCGCCCTCTTCCAACCAGTCGGCCGACCGCGCCTGCTGGCGCAGCAACTTGATCATCACGTCGCACACCGCGTACGTGATCACCGGCCGAATTGCCTGCCAGACCGCCCAGGCCCGGATCTTCTCTGTGCGCCGGTGCTTCGGATACTCCAACCACCACGACTCGAACAGCTCCCGCGGATCAACCCGCGCGCCAGGAATCAGCAACGGCTGCAGCGGCGGCGTCAGCTCGAACTCGTCGAAGTCCCGTTGCACGCGCGCCGGCACCAAGGCTTTCGGCGTCGTCGGCACGATGAGCCCCAGCGCCGGCAGCCCCCACTCCGCCGCGAACTGTGCATGGATGTCAGCTCGGAAAGGATTGTCGACGGCGATCGTGCAGAACCATTTCCGCGCGTCGACGAGTCGCTTGTCCTCGTACGGCAGTGGATCCGGCGCCACTCCCACGCATCGCTGCGTGTAGAGCGGCAGCCAGACCCACCCGTCGCGCTCGAGTACAAGCCGCATGCTGGCGAGCGGTTCCCAGACCGCCCGTAGCTCACTGCCCGACACCGCGAGCGCACCGAGCAGTTGATCGTCGCGCACGACGAACAACCCGTACGGCGGCGCCACCGTCCAGAGATAGACGGTCACGAGCTGCGCGACAGAGCCCAACGCGCGCAACTCCGCGCCTACTGGCCCCTCCCACAGCAGATCCAGACGCACCCGCTCCGCCATGCGCCCCTCGCCCCGTCAGCGTGAGCGATAGGCCCAGGGCACCACCAGCGGCAGCCGTGGCGTCCGGCTGCGCCGCGGCTCCCAGATCACCAAGGCGGACGGGAACGACCCGCCGGATGTGCCCGGCAGCCCCGTCTCAGGGTGTATGAAGTCCACCCGCCCGTTGATGAATCTGATTTCCGCTGCAGTCGGCAGCACGATGTTGTGCCACCAGAGGGTGTCAGTCCGGGCGGGGATCAGCGCAACCACGATGACCCGTTGCCGCGCCGCATGCGCCAGCCAGGGCTCGAGCGCCAGCCGCAGCTTGCGTGAATAAGGCGGGTTGAGCCAGACCGACGAGCCCACCTCGCCCCAATCGCGCCGCGCCAGCGCGTTCTCCCCCAGCTCGGACCCCGGCCCCAGATACCGCGGCAACAACGTCGCAGTCGGATCCGCCGCCGCGTCGAGATCGAATCGAAACTCGTCGTGAAGCGGATCGAACAGTTCGGAAGGGGTGCGCCAGTTGGGATTCTCACTCGACATGATTCCCGGAGCCGGCATCACCCCTCCTGCCCGGGTTCACGTTCGATCATCGACGGCTGCGCCGCCGGCTTCTTCGCCGCTTCGCGATGAGCGCGCGGCATCTCGTGAGCGGATGCCTGCTCGCGGCGCGACCGTTCGCGGGCCTGTTCTTCCGCCGTCTTTCCTTCCGCCACGTGCGCCCTGCGTTCTTCTTCGAGCTTGCGTTCGCGCTCCGCGATCTCTCGATCGAGATCGATGTCGCTGGGCTCACCCGCCGTCTCGGCGTCCTTCGTCACTTCGACCGGCACCGAGCGCTGGCCCATCACCTGCTGAATCTGCGCCTGCAGTTCGGCCATGCGCGCGTTGTATTCCGTTTCGCTCAACGGCGCCCGCGGATCGACACGCTGCTGCGTCGGTGCCTCGGTCGCCGCTGGCGCGACCGGCGCCACAGACGTCTCGGGCGCGACCCGCGGTTTCTCGATCAGAGCGTTGAGCCCCTTCGCCTTCTCGACGGCCGCATCCGCCTCGCCCGCTTCGAGCGCCGGCATCACCGGCGTTTCGACGCCCAGGTCGATCAGTTCGTCCTGATTGATCGCCGCCGCCACCGACGTCTCGAGCGGCCAGAACTTCGATGCCTGTCGCACGACAGACTTGAGCGCCATCGCGTCGAAGTCCGTCACCCACGGTCCTTCGTCCTTCGAGCGCGAGCGCGCCCGCCGCGCGTCGATCTCGCGCCGATACATCACGTCGATCTGTTCCGACCCGTTCGTCAGGAACATGACGATGTACGTCGCGATGACCGGGCCAGGATCTTCGGCGCCCGAGTACTCGACGTGCTCGAGTACCGTCCCGAGCGACCCGTCCGGACGCCGGCCGACCCGCTTGTACGTGAAATCGTCCTTGGCGTGAACGACCCCGGGCAGAAAGGACGCGATGTCGCCCGAGCGCCGCGCCAGCGCCAGCATGCCCCGGTACCCGAGCTGCAGCGTGCAGAGCGTCACGCCCGCACGCCGGTCCTTGTAGGGCACGAGGTACGCCTGCCCGAGCATCGGATCCAGCTCGAGCCCCCAGGCCGCGGCCTGCATCACCGCCGTAAAGACGCTGGCCGGCGTGCAATCGAGCAGTGCCGGCTTGATCTGGAAGTTGCTCAGAGCGACCCGCGTAAACCGCTGCGCGTCGATCCCCCGCGGGATCGCTTTCGCGATGTCCCCCTGCCGCTTCTCCAGCACCTCACGGAGCACGCTGAACTTCTGAGACGTTTGTACCAATTCGGCCATGAAACTCCCCTTTCCAATGACGACGCCCGTGGCGCCGGAGTCTACGCCCGCCCCGATCCCGGAGCAAGCCGCGAAATGTAGTGGTGATCAGGCGCCCCGATAGGGATTGCACACATGGGCGAGCAGCAGGAACGGCCAGCTCCAGACCGGCACTGGCGCCTGCACGGCGATCAGGATGACCGCGGGCGCCGCCCACTGGTAGACGCGCGCTGTGTCCGAGACACCGATCAGGGGAAGATAGGCCGCGACGAGGATGCCGGCCAGCTCCCAGGATGGCGACAGGAGCGCCAGCGGCAGCACGACGCCCCACGGGAGCACCATCAAGGCCGGCGAGAACCACATCCCCCGCCGAGCGGCCAGGGATGTTGCCAGCGGCTCGACGATCCAAAGGTTGTCGCCAGCAGCCCGAGATGCCTTTCGATGGCTTGACAGGCTTCCTAGCGCAATCCCGAGCGACCCTCCGACGAGAGCCCACCACTGCCCCGTCAAAACGAACATCCAGATCGGTGCGTTCTCCCGCATGAGCCCCAGGGCGAACCCCGCGGCGCCAGCTTGCCAGCGAAGCGGCTCCCCGACGTAGGTGCAGGCGTAGATCAACACCACCGCCATCGTCGGCGCGTCGACGAGCAGCGGATGCCGCACGCTGAACCGCGCCCCGCCCGGCAGACCCATCAGCAACAGCGCCGCCACGTGTGTCTGCGCCAGATAGGCAATCGCCGCCCCCTGCGCCATGAGCGACACCAGAACGACGGTTTCCCAGGCGCGCGTGCTCTTCCCGAGCTTGGTCAAGAAGATCGGCCACAGCCACCGCCAGCAGAACGGCACCGGCACCGGCTTGCCCTGCATCATGTCGACGTAGTATTGCGAGTCGGGCGCCAGCCCCGGCTTCTCGTCCAGCCGGAAGAGCACCCACGCCGCCAGTCCGATCAGACCGCCCCAGATCGCGTCAGTCATGGTTTTCGCCTCGGCCTCCCTTGACGAACTCGTCGTACTGCGCCCGAGTCAGCACCACCGGCGCCGCCGGCTTGCGGATGTTGACGTGAATCGCCGCCAGAATCACCGCCTCGCGCAGCTCGGTCGGCGTGTACTCCGCCCTCCAGATCAGCCCCTCGACTACATCGACCAGATTCCGAAACGCCGGATCGCGGAGATAGCGTTCGCTGGCCGGCAACCGATTCGACTCGACTTGAGGTTTGTCGCTCACCACTCACTCCCGTAGTTGTCGATCTTCGGCGCCGAGTCGACGTTCGCCAGCCGTGCACGCTCCGCGGCAGCCCGTTCCGCGAACGTCTCGTCCGGCCCTTCCCACCACGAGCGGGCCAGCGCTTTCGGTTTCTTGAAGGCATTCGTTCGGAGGGCCGGCCCCAGGTGCGCGGCCCCCGTCCCGAAGGCGTTCGCCTGTCGCTTGCCAAGCGGAGACGCCATGACGGCTAGAACCGCCCGTCAGGATCGAGCTGGTATGCCGGGTTGCCGACAACGACCGCGTTCGGCGCAACGTCATGCGTCACGACCGCCCCGGCCCCGACCCGGCAGCCCATGCCGAGCGTCACGCCGCAGACGATCACCGCGCCCGCGCCGATGCTGGCGCCCGTCTCGACGATCGTGGGCGTGATCGTCCAGTCGCCGATCGCCCGCGGATGCTTGTCGTTCGTGAACTGCACCCCAGGCCCGACGAACACCTCGTCGCCCAGGATGACCCCGTTGTAGATGTTGACGCCGTTCTGCAGCTTGCAGCGATCGCCGATGCGGACGCCGGTGTCGACGTAGACCCCCTTGCCGATCACGCAGTCTTTGCCGATGATCGCCCCGTCCCGAATCTGCGCGTTGTGCCAGACCTTCGTCCCGTCGCCCACGGTGCACTCGCCGAACTCGTAGGATCCACCGGCGCCAGCCAAGTAGGCACCCGCCACCCACGCCGAAGGATGGATCTGCACGCCTTTCCCAATCGCCATAGTGTCCCCGTCTCTTTCGTGCGCGTCAGCCGCTCCAGGCGGCGCCGCGCGTCATCGTCGACCCGACCATCGACCCCAAGAACCCGCTGCATCGAGCGCCGGATGCTCGATTCGTCCCAGTACCCGATCGGCTTGATCCGCGGTTGCGGCGCCGACTCGAGCAGTGCCGCGCGGCCCTTCACCAGCGCCCCATCTCGTCGTCGTAGGCTTCTCGAGCGCGCTCTTCGGCCGCGCCACGCGCCTGCTCGCGATACTCGCGTTCAAGATCCTGAACGGCTTTGTTGTGCTCGGCTCGCGTCATCGACCCGTTTTCGTAGTCGCGATCGAGCGCTTCCATTTCACGATCGAACTGTGTTGATCCTGCCATCGCCCTACTCTCCAATCTCGTTCCGCCGGCCGCGAAACTTGAACGCCTTTGGACACGTCGCCCAATGCACGCGATCGGTTGCCACCCGCAGCAGCCGAACGCCCCCGTCCTTGCACCCCGTATCCTCGAGCAGTTGCGGCTCACCGTCGAAGGGCATGCGCGCCTTTTTCGGGAACGTCAGGTACCAGCGCAGTTTCGCGCCGCACCCACGACACAGCCCTTCCTTCGACCCCTCGAGTACGAGAATCCCGTCCTTCACAACCGCACCCGCTTTCTTGCCAACCGGCGCATCAACCTTCCGTGCACGACCAACGCGCGGTCGAGCACAATCGCCAATGCGTTCGCGTCGATCCGAATCGACCGGCCAGGAATGTGGTCAAGGCAAATGCCCTCGTAGTCGACCAACACCGCCAGATAGGATCCAGCCTCTTCGCTCACGAACACCGTTGCGCCGTGGTCAGTGGAACTCCGCCACCCAGGCGGCAGTCGTGGTAGTCGCGCAGCCATCATCCACCCCTCTTTGTCACACCGCACGGCTGTTCCTCGCGCTCCGCCATGTCGCAGAACCACCGAGACGCCAGCCGCACCACTTCGTCGACCGCAGCGTTGCGGCACGAACGGCAAACGACGTGTTTGCCGCACTGCATCAGCTCGGCGCGGTCGCAGACCCTGATCCCGCACAGCGCGCACATCTCATGCCCGCACTTCGCTTTCACAGCAGCCTCGCCAGGTTCGGTTGCCGGTACGCCACCCGCAGGGCACCCGTCTCTTCGTTCCAGTCCGGCCAGACCTCCATGTTCGCGATGTGCCCCATCGTGACGCTCGGATCGCAGTAGATCCGGAAGCCGGCACGCGCGACCGCTTGACAGAACCCGATGTCCTCGGACTGGCGTTCGGTGCCGGCGATGCGGAACCACGGATCGCCGATCGCGGTCAGCACGTGCTCCCGCACCAGCATGCCGGCGGAACCGGCGAGCCCCACCGGGAACGGCTTGCGACTCGTCGGATCGAACTCGCAGGGCGACCCGTCCGCGTTGTAGAGCACCGTGCGGTGCGGGTGACTCCGCTGCAACACCAGCGGCACCACCACGTCGAACCCGCCGCTCCAGAGCTGTTCGATGATGTGCGGCCCGAACGTGTGGTCGTCGCCGATGATCCACACCCACTCGCCGACACGACGCCGGATCGCGTCATTGCAGTTGAAGGCGATGTCAGGGCCAGCGTTCCAGCGCAGCGTCGACGGCTGCTGATCCATGAGTTTCAGCAACGACGTCGTGAACGCGTGGAACCGCGGCTGCTCGCCAGTCGGCAACACGATCGTGCCGTGAGGAATCGTCATGGTTGCGGCTCCCGATGCCAGCACCCAGCCGACGCGCACGGCGGATACGGATGGTCGCCGTCACATGGCGGCGGCTGACGCTGTTCGAAGTGGTTGGCGACGATCTGCTGCAGATGCGCCCAGGTTTCGGGCTCGAGGATGATCGTGTTCGTCGCTTCGACGCCGTTCTCGGTTGTCACCTTCAGACTGCCGTAGTCGTCGAACTCGACGTACACCCCGTCCCCGACGTACTTCTTCCGTGCTGGCATCACCCCTCCCCGTGTCACTGCATCTTGGCGATCGGATCCTGCTCCGCAGGCGTGAACACGACGCCCGCCGTGCCCGCGATCGTCGTCACCCAGAACTCGCGTACCCCGAGCGCGGTCATCACCCGGATCTTCGCCGCGCCCGGACCAAGCACGATACCAACACCCTCGCGCCACTCCGCCGGCAACAGGCAGCGCTCACCCAGGCACAACAGGTAATCCTGCGGCATGCGATCCAGCTCGACGCGCAGAATCCGATCGTCGGGAACGTGAGTGACCATCGTGTCGCCCCAGGTCGTCGGCAAGACCATGAGTGACTGAGCCGGTTCGACTTCCTTCGGGACCAACGCGCGCACTGCCCCGCTGACCAACAGCGCGATGGCAAGCAACATGAGTGCCCCGATGATCCGCTCCCACCACCGCGTCTCAGTCACCGTCCACCTCGCCCTCGTCAGACTCCGCGTCCGCCAGCTCCGGCCGTTTCATGTCGACCGACTTCGCCACGTCGATCGGGCGCAAATCTTCCGCCCACACCGTCAGCGTCATCGCCGTATCGTCTTTTGCGACCAGCTTCGACCGGACCATGTAGGGATTGCGCGCCGACAACGCCTGCCGGCGCAACCGCTCGGCCAACCGCTTCGCCGACCGCTCGGTCATGCCCGTCACGTCGATCTCGATCGCCGACCCGTCTCGCTTCGTGCGTTCGAGCGACTTGATCAACTTCTCCGGCAACCGCGTCACCGGCCGATCGACCACCTTGTAATCGTTCAGCACGTTCACTCTCCCTGCCGGCGCAGCACCCGGAACGTCGACCCCTGCACCGTGTACGGTTTCCGCGTCTGCTGCTTCCACGTGTACGTCACGTTGTTCGGCAACACGGCCCCCAGGTTCTCCCCGATCGCCAGCTTCAGATGCGCCTCGGCTTCGTCCACGAGCGTCTTGCCCGCTTCGATCATCGCCTTGCCCTGCAGCCGCTTTTCGTCCCAGGCCACGGCATCCGCCGTCAGCGGCACGAACTCCGGCGACGTCTCACCCGGGAAGATGCGCGACAGCGCCTCTTTCGTCGCCGCCGACGCGTCCGGGGCCGGCGTCACATCCGCCAGCACCATGGCCCAGAACTCGATCACCCGCCGCCGCAGATCGTCAATGAATGCGTCGTTCCGCGGGATGTCACACCACAGGAACTCGGAGCCGGCGATGAGCACAGCCACCGACGCGTACGGCTCGCCGGTCACCATGAGCTGATGCTGCACCTGGATCTGGTAGTAGAGCGGAACGCCCTCGCTCCACTGCTTCCGCGCGAAGAAGTTGGTCGACTTCAGCTCGAGTACGCCGATGCCGACCGCGGTGCGCTGGCGCCGATCCAACGTCGCCAGCAACTCCGGATGCGCCAGATCGCGCTCGATCGTAAAGGGCGGAATGTCGATCACCTCGCGCCCGGTGTCCTCCGCGAACGCTGACGCGATCAAGGGCTCGAGCTTCAGCCCCCACTTGATGTAATCAGGCACGTTGCCCTCGTCGATCGGCGCCGTCAGGCCACGCTTTTCCGCCCACAGCGACATCGGCGACTGCCACGGGCTCTCCCCGTAGAGCGCCGCCGCATCGCTGGCGCCGATGCCGTGCCGGCGTTCGCGCAACCACTCGCCTCGGTTCGCATAGCTGCGGACGATCGTCTTGGTACTCACTGCGGACGCTCCGGTTCCTCCCCCATCAGGGGCCGCTCACTGTCGAGGATGTTGAGCACTTCGACGCGCAACTCGGCGCCGTGCGTTGCCCCGTGCTCGCGATCCGCCTCTGCCGCCAGATCGAGCATGCGGCGCAACGCCATCGCGATCCCGCGAATCGAACACCGCGGGCAAACACGAAACGGTTCCGGCCCCTCGGTCATCGCGATCACCGCGCCGGTCACGACCTGCTTCGCTGGGTTTGGATCGTGAATCACTGCGGACCCCCCACCCCAGGATCGGCGATCGTCGCCGGCCCCCCGCGTTCCTTGAGAATGCCGAGAATCGCGGAGTACAACCCGTCTCGACCCACGCGGGCGAGGTGAGACGGCGTACTCGGCAGCTTGCCGCGCTGAGCAACTTCGATCAGCAGCTCGCCCAGCATGCTCGTCATCAGCGACATCGCCACGCCCATCGGCAACGGCGACAGGACTTCCGAGATCACGCGGTATGCGCGATCCAGATCGTTCTCCGGCACTAGCTCCGGCTGGGGATCGTCGGGTGCGCCCATGCGTCAGACTCCGTAACCTTCACGAGAAGATTCCACAACCGCTCGAACTCGGCGACGTCACGCACCAGCGTGATCGCCGACACCGGCATCGTGCGGTACTGCCGCGTGATTTCGTCGTACACCCGACAGGTGACCATCACCCGGCCCGGCAGGTATTGGTCCGCCACGAGACGCGCCGCAGCCGTGCGCCGTGCCGCACTGGCGGCTGCCGCTTTCGATCGTGTCGCGCCCATCGGTCAGTACTCCTGGCGCGGCCAGCGCTCAACGCTGACGAGATCGCTGTTCTGATACTTCGCCAAGTCCAGCATCAGGCTTTCGGCTGCCTCGAGGCTCAGGCCCCGAACGTGCGTCGTGGCGTTGTCGGTCGCGCGCACGATCGTCACGTCGTACACCCGCCGCCCGTGGTGTTCCTGCGGCGTTCGCCGACCGATCCGCAGATCAGGATCGCGCAGTGGCCGGCCGTGAATCTCGCCGACGTACTGATCGGTCACGCACCCGTTCGTCGGCTCTGCCACCTCCGGCGCTGACAACACGTTGTCGAACGACGGCGGCAGCGCGATCTCGTCTGGCACCGGGCTCGGCACGCCCAGCTTCTTCGCCGCCGCCCGCTGCCGTGCACGCTTCGCCTTCGCACGCTGCTCCCGGCGTGCCCGGTTGCGCTCCTGCCGCTTCAGGCTTGCAGCAAAGCCCTCCGCCGGCCCCGTAGCCTTGTCTTTCTCCTTCACGACCTTGCCCATGCGTTCGCTCCCTTCGGAATGCCCCGTCTCGAGGCGCGCGAAACTCTACTGCCCAACGCATGCCAACGTCAAGGTACCGATTGGCGCAGAATCAGCCCGGGGCCACACCCCACAATTCCACCATACCGCCCCCTTTGTTCCCTTCGCGCAGCGCTTTCGCCCCAGGCGGCGACGTGCCATGTATCCGCGACGTGCCATCCTAGCCAGCGCCGGACGCGCGCAGCCCGCGCCAGGGACGGGAGCCGAACCGCCGGCAGCCGGACGCGCCCCTCGTGTGACCCGTGTGCGTGTGCGGATGCGCGTCTTTCTCCCGCGCACCGAAAGATCCCCCGCCACAGCTCACGAAAAACACCCCGAAAACAGGCCCGATCGGCGTACGCAAAAAGAGCCCGGCAGCCGCCCCCAGGCGACCACCGAGCCCCAACCTCACGCCGGCCGAATGCTAGCCCTTACCGCCGCCCCAGACGCGCCAGCACGCGAGCCAGCCATCCGCCCACCGCGCCAGCTCCCCCGCGCGCAGGTTCCGCGCGTAGCTTTTCACGCCCGGACCCCACGCCACGCCGAACGCCACAGCGCCCCCAGGCGCGCCCGCGTCATCGACCGACACGACCGCCCACGCCCCGCCCGAATCGCGCGCCACAGCCAGCCCACACGGCCGCAACGCGCGATCCACGATGCCCGCCACCCTCACCGCGTCGACCTCCGCGCCATCACGCCAGACGGCCGGCAGGAAACCCCCGCGCGTGATCCACCCGTCGAGAGCTTCGATCAGCTCGACTATCCGCGGCAGCACATCGGCCACCGCGTCACCCTCAGCCCCACGCCGCAGCAGCCGCCGCAGCTCCGCCAATGCCGCATCCGGATCCATTCAGTCACCCCCGTACGCGAAAAGAGCCCGAGCCCAGGACACCACGCCCCGAGCCCGAGCCCGACACCCTAGAACCGATCGCCGGCCGGCGCCGTATCAGGCGCCCACCGGAACCCGTCACGCTCGACACGTCCGCCGACCTCGCCGTATTCGTCCGCGTACGCCCGCAGGATCAGATCCCGCACGCGATCCGATGCGTGCTGATCTTCGATCGGTCGCAGGAGAGCGAACGACCGCCGCTCACCGTTGACCGAGTACGACCGCGCCGGAAACGTCACGTTACGCCCACGATCGCGCCGTTCCCACACCGAGAACCCGATCAGCTTGAGCCCGGCCAGCGGCTCACCCTCCCCCGAGAAATGCAACTCAGCATCCGCCAGCTTGCCGGCCGGCCCGCCGCTATCGTTCCGGATGAATCGGACTTTGATCGCCACTGTGTCACCCTCGAATCTAGGGACGGACGCGCCCCGCGCGCCCGCCCCCTGCTACCGTGTCAGAAATCCCACCCGACAGCCGCACGCGCCGCCGGAGCCTCAATCGCCACGCCCACGCCGCCCGGTGGCCGCGTATCGGGCGGAACCGGACGCAGCACCCGCGCCCCGCCGCCGCCCCCGCCAGAACCCGCCGCAGGCACCTCCCCGGCCAGCGCCGCACGCGCCCGCCGGGTTTCCTCGCGCGCGTACGATCGCTTGACTTCGATCGCTCGCGCGATGCTCCCGCGCGCCTCACTCACGCGCCGCAGCACCACCGGATCCGCCGCACGCCCGCCCAGGCTCCCGATCACGCTCACCCCGTAGTGATCGGCGTACTCGAGCGAAGCCAGATCCACCGAGAACACGCGATCGGGGAACTCGAGCACGTACAGCAGCACCGCGCGCCCGACGTCCACAGGCCCGCCCTCGAACACCGGCAGCTCAGGCAACGCCGGCAGGCAGCCGCACCCGTTGAACTCGACAGACGCCAGCCCGCACACCGAGCAGACGAAGCCCGCGCCCATCACGCGAACACCGGGATACGCGCCAGCAGCCGGCCGGCCGCCAGATCGAGCGTATAGCGATCGTCGGTGAACGCTTCAGACTGCGAGACGCGCGTGATCCCTTGCGCGTAGCCCCACGCCGAACGCGGAGAACATCCCGGTTCTTCCCGCTCCGCGGTGTCGTACGCGCGCTCCGCCAGCTCACGCGAGAGCCCGAGCCCGCGCCCGACTTCGATCACCTTGTCGCGATCCTTGCCGAGAATGTGCGCCGCCAGCGCTTCGATCCGGGTTTCGTCCGCCGAGCCCGCCCGATTGAGCTCACCCCGGATCACGTTCGCCAGTGTGTACGACCAATCGCGGCCCGCGGTGCCGACGTGCCGACGCTTGAACTGCCGATGATTCTCAGCGCTCCAGATGATGTGATTTCCGCAGACCACGCGGAAAAGGAAGGTTTCGACGCTCAGGCACGCCGCCCCGACTTCGGAGTTACGCAGGATCACGCCCCGATACATCGTCGGAAGGGACGCCAGCCCGCCCGGACCCGACCCGCCCGACCACGCCGCCCGCAGCGTAGGATCTTCCACGATCGATCCCCCGTTCGTCATGAACACGAACGAATCCCGATCGCCACGGTACGCGCCGGCCGGCTTGCCGGACCAATCCAGCGGCAACGCGAACCCCGCATCCTGCAGCCGACGCGCCGCATTGCATACTTGCGAATCCCACACCCGCGCGTATGACGTCGACGTCAGCGCCCGCACCGTGCCCAGGCCCGCGCCATCCTCCGGACGCCGCAGCAGCAGCTTGTGAGCCTCACGCCGGCCGGCTTCGCTCAGCCGCTCGAACCCATGATTGATGCACTGGACCGCCAGATCCGGCGTCAGGCTTCGGAGATAGCCGCCCGGCGCCCCCGCCACGCTGGCCACTTGCCCGAAGGAATAGTGATTCAGCTTCGCCGCCGACGTCTGCCCCTGCAGCCCCACCGCGCCGCTATCCAGCACCACCGCGCGCACGTCCCGCACCGCCACGGTTTTCTCGACACTCGCCGCCCGATCGCTATCGCACGCCGCCTGTAGCGCGTCGAGAGACGTGAACCGCTCATCCGCCGGCCGGCTTGCCCACTGATTCGCCGCCGTCATGATGTTTTGCCCGTTCGACACTGTAGCCATTTCGTCACCCTTCAGATTGAACGCGCGCCGCTCGCACCAGACACCCGCCGGCCGGCAGACGCGCCGTTGAGAGAACTACCGCACCCGTTCCGCCCACCCCCCGAAGGCATCCGCGAACCGACGCGCCGACTCGCGCGCCCCGAACACGACCGCCGCATCCGGACGCGAGAGCCACACCACGCGCCCCGGACGGAACCCGAACCAGACCGCACGCCCCGGCCCCACCGGACGCGCCACGCGCCAGCCTACCGCGCCAGCTCGCGCGCCACCCAGACCAGAAACACCGACCACGCCGCCAACGCGACGGCCCACGCGGCAGCCTCGAACACCGTTACACGCCGCTTGTCTGTCACCCACGATCACCCCCCTTGCTCCCGTAGTAACGCCACGACTGCCCCGATCGTGGCCGCTCCCGATCAACGACGCGCTCCCGCCGGCAGCCGCAACGCTGGCAGGTTTGCACCTCGCACACCCGCGCGCCCCCCAAGCCCCACGCCGTCACCACCGACCAGAGATGGTATCGGCGCCCAGGCACGCACGCGACCGCGCCCGCAGGCTGATAGCTCACGACTTCGCCCCCCAGCGGAACGCCACGACGGGATAGGTCGGCCCGATCTCGACATGCACGCCGTTCGCGTTCACCTCCCGGCCCTGCACTTCGCCCCGGCCCCACGCCCGGACGCGCGTCTGTCGCAACGTCACGCCCCCGTGCGCCGCGGGATTCTCCCGCCCCGGCTTCGCCACCGGGCCGGCATACGGCACCGTCTGTATCGTCTGCCAACCGCACATCCGCTTGCCCTGTCCCGTGCGCGGCATCACGACACCACCACCACGCGCCCGGCCTGTTTCGCCTGCAGTCCCCGCACGAACTCCCCGCGCTCCGCCGATGCGGCGCTCCGCCGACACCGCGCGCACTCACACGCCGCCCGCACCATGAACGCCCCCGGCAGCTCCCCAAGCCACCGCTCCGCCACGTGCCGCTCATATCGGCACGCCGCCGGCAGAAACTCAATCGGCGCCCACACGCCCCCAGGCACCAACACCAGCAGCTCGGCGGCATCCTCCCCCGACAGCTTGACCACGTGGAAGCGCTCCCCCATCACAGCCCCCGCCACAGCCGCACCGCCAGCCACCACCACGGAGCCACCGCCACCGTGCACAACCCCGCCATCACCTCACCCGGCAGGCTCCAGAACCACGAATCGAGACGTTCCCGCATCATCGGCGACCCCCTTGTCTGTCGGCCACACGCGGCCCGACTGCCCAATGTGCCGAAAACATACCAACACCGCACGCCACGCAACCCGCCACAACTCCCCGCATGCCAAACCCTTGACACCCGCAAGTCTCGCAAACCCGGTATTCCCGTCACGTTTTCGGCAGACTTCCCGGCAGCACAGCCCACCCGGAGCCCGATGGAAGGATGAACCCATCATCGGCGACAGACCTCGGGACCGTGGCAAATGCCGACTTGCCTCGAATGCCCGACTTGCACCGACCCGGCACCGTGGCGCCGATGTCGTGTGACCCGTGCGCGCTGGCCCCTCGATAGGCCCACCGACAGCGATAGCGGTATCCCCGGCGGTATCGACATGGAAGGATTAGACCGACCGTGCGCGCTGTAGTCTGTAAGTCGTTGATTCTAAAGGGCAATCGTGCGCGTGCGTCCGATAAGGTCGATTATGTTGAGTGTCCTATCGGCTACGGCGCACACGCCGCACACGGCCTCGAGCGCACAGCCGCCGCCCAGGCGGAGGCAGGGAGGGGGGAACCCCCTCGCGCGGGAGTCCCATTGCCGGCGTGCAACGGTCCCTTCTCTCCAATCTGGGGAAATCGGAGGGTTGGGCAGTGAGGGACGGCGGGAGGGTGTGGAGAACGGGAGGATTTCAGGGAGTGTGCGGCATCAATGCGTCGCGCGAAGAAACAGAAGAAACAGAAGAAACAGAAGAACACGCGTTTTTTCTGCTGAGTGGGTCCGGTGCGGACGGAGGTGTCACCAAAGGCCAGGGGTCGTAGCGACTACCCGGAACACCGCGTGGTTGTGGCCGAGGGTACGTGCACGATCGCCGAGTCCGTCGTCGGGGGGTCGCTCCGCTCGCCCCCTCCTAGGCGCGCCCTTGTCTTGTGGAGTAGGATGCGGGGCAGAGCGATACCGGGCAGCGGACGACCGGGGTGGGTTCGAAGACAAGACTCTAGGTAGAAAGTGCTTGTCAAGAGGAAAGTTTTACATAGCGGAAGATGGGCAGAAATCGCGTGGTTCGCCGGTCTTTCGCCGTGGCATGGCGTGTGGGGAAGCATAAGGGGGGCCAATGGCGCGGATGACGGAAGCGGAGTTGGCGGCGGCACGGGCGGAGAAGGCGGAGAAAGCCATCGGCAGACCCTCGACGAGACGGCGCGATGCCGCCCTGGTGGCCGCCGGGAAGGTGGTGCCGCGGCCGACGAT